CGAGAAGACGTACTTGAAACGCTTTCTAAGTACAACAAAGTAATCATCACAGGCTGCCAGCGTTCAGGTACAACGATCTGCTCACAGATGTTGGCCAAGGATCTTGGAGTAACTTGGGTTGATGAAACAGATGTAAAGAACCACTGGCCCGAAGTTCTCAGGCTTGTGGAAGGGCAGTACAGGTTTGTAATGCAGTTGCCTGCAAACTCATGGCGAGTTGATCTTCTACCAGAAGAAACTGATTGCGCTGTAGTTTGGATTCATCGCCCAAAAGAGCAAGTTGAAGCCAGCATGGACCGCATCCACTGGTGGGTCCACGAAACATCTGAACGCAAGGGCTATGTGAAACGCTGGGGCTACGAAGAGAAACAAAGAAACATCTACGAAGTGAAGCACGGGGCCTGGGAGGAACACCAGAAGCCAAACATGCCGGTAGATTTCTACGAACTGCAATACCACTCTGATTACATTTCAAACCACCCAATGTTCATTCTAAAACAGAATCGTGGTAAAAAGTGGAGGCATCCTAAATACACTGGTTATTCAGAGTTATTGAAAAATACAGATCCACGAACAGTAAACCTTAGCCGACACCGGGGGCGTTAGTCATGGCAATCGCATCAAGCTTAGGCAGTCGGTGGTTTACGTTCTACAGGCGTACAGCGTACTTGATGAATGCTACAACAGCAGCAGCAAGCATGACAGTTACCTACAGCATTCCAAGCGGAGGTAGCTATGTAGAGGTCCTGGTTTCAGGGGGCACCACAGGCAGTGGCACTGTAGTAGTCTCTGGGACTAATACAAGCGGTGCTACCAAGAGCGAAACGCTCACGTTTACGGCTAACGGGGTGCAAGTTACCACCACTAAGTTTGCGACTATTACAAGCCTAACCACCACAGGTTTGGCCGATGAGACTACAGTCGCCACTGTATCCCTCAAATCAGTTAGCGCTGACGGCACCCCAAATCTCGTTAGTACGGCAGTTGCTTCTAACCGTCCTGTTTGGTTTACCTTTTCAGGCCAGCCCAATTACCCAGCTTTAAATATGGGAACCAACGAGCAGGATGGGGCTTACTTGCGTGTAGATAAAGAAGAAGTTTGGACGCCGCAGGTAGATGATATTGCTACTGATATACAGACAAATGATCAATGGCTCGTTAGAGCAGTAAGAGACATTCGTGTCGGATACGGCATGAGGACGGAACATTACCTTCTAAGAGCAACACGATACACAACCTGATAAACACACCAAAGCCCAGGAGGTCAGTGTGGATACAGAAGACAGCCAATTCGTTAATGACGATCAAAATCACTTTGATGTGATCATCCCAACAATGGGGTCACAGGAGCTTATTTCAGCTTCAGTTGAACGCATTTTGCGCATGACACCTAAAGCTAAATTTAAGCTTACTGTTGTGTGCAACCCAACTGAAGAAGGCAAAGCTGAAGCTTCCGCTTCTAAAGCCCAAGTTGCGGCTTTGTGTGAACAGTACAACGGTTTTGGATCAAACGGGGTTGTTAAGCAGTCTGTTGATTTGAACTGGATCGACATGGGCGCACCAGCAGGTTGGGTTGGCGCTGTAAATGAAGGTGTATTCAGCCTTAAGAGCCTATCGCCCTACGTCATTATTATGAATGACGACGTTGTAGTTACCCACAACTGGGCCAAGAAGTTTGGTGTTGCGCTAAACACTGATCGTATTTTCTTTGAAAGCAAAGTTGATATGGATGAGTCCTATTACTACGGCGAGGGTGATGAAATTGAGTCATACGGTCGCCTTGGTTTAGTTGGGCCTCTTTCAACATTTGTTGCTGGATCTCAATCTATCCCCACCGGAAACATTGAAGGGAAAGCAGAAGAGTTTTACGGGCACAAATCCCACAAGGTTCTTGATGACTTTTCAGCAGAATGGGAAGCTGGGAAAACTGGCCGGGTGCTCAACTCTGACTTCTTGTCTGGATTCTGTGTTGCTTACAAGCGTGAATGCTTGCAGGATTTGATTGAAGCAGGGGAAGATGGAACCTTTTTTCTCGACCCCGCATTTGGTATCGGCGGATATGATGACAACGATATTGCTGCACGGGCTGTTAGAAAAGGGTGGAAGCTTGGCATTGCATCGGATTGTTATGTCCACCACCAAGGCCACCAAACACTAGATAAACACTTTCCAGAAATGGATCGCGGCCTAATGAACGCTTCTGTGTACGCAAAGAAGTGGGCACCAGCGAATGATGATGATCAGAAAGTCATTGCATGCATGCGTGTAAAAATCGGCACTATGCATGATCTTGCTATGTTCTTTGATTGTGTTCGTAGAAACGCACAGGTTGTAGACGGCTTCGCTGTATTGCTTACCAACAACCCAATGGAAATCAAAGGGGCATACGACTTCAACCAGCAAGCCCTAAACCCGATCTCACAAAAGCTCATTCGCGCTTGTGGAAACGCGTCCAACCTAAGCAGCATCTCTAATGCAATGGAAGAGTTCCTTGCTCATGCTGTAAGGGAGTGCGAGCACGACGTGCCCATTACTGTTGATGTATGGGATGGAGATTTCAATGAGCGTGACGAGCGCAACAAGAGCATTGAAATGGCTGAAGACATGGGTGCTGATTGGGTGTTTTCTATTGATCACGACGAGTTTCTTGAGGACCGTGTAGATCGGGCACTTTTCCGCCGCCTCATTTGCCACCCCAACCCCAATGTTCATGCTTGGGATTTTGGTTGGCTAAACCACTGGGATACACCCAGGGTTTGCCGGGTAGACCCCCCTTGGACTAGTGGGTATACCAGTGGAATGCATGGTTGCCGCTTGTGGAGGGTCAACAAACACCCTGAAGCTAAAGCACGCATTACAGGTGGCCGCATTGATAAAGAGAACGACGTTGGGCTTCATTGCGGTAACTCACCGGAAGTCACTACCCGTTCTCGGCGTGTGGCAGGGATCCGCTTCAGGCACTTTGGGTACATCAGGCACCAAGACCGTGTACGCAAACACCAGTTCTACACCACCATTGATCCATCACCAGATATGCTGCTCACTGGTGGCGGTTACAGCCATTTGGTCAATGAAGAAAACATGCAGCTAAGCCCGTATGTTCCAGGAAATGGCATTGCGTTCTCAATGCTTATTCATAAGGAAAGCCAGCTTGGCGGCCTCTACCGTTTCTTAGATCACGTCTACGGGCTGTGCGATCAGATTGTTCTTGTGTGGACAGGCCCAGAAGGTACTGAGCCACAGCAAAGCCTTAAAGATGTTGCTGAGACATTTGGGGCAGAATGGGTTTACAAGCCTTTCAATGACGATCTTTCTGAAGTGAGGAATGCAGCCCTTGATGTACTAAGGGCCAAAGAAGACCCCAGGATCCGTTGGTTCCTTACTATGGATGATGATGAGCATTGGAACCAAGAGTTCCTGTACCTTCTTTCCATCAGAAGGATGGCTGAATGCTCCAACACTTGGGGTTGGATGTTTAAGTTCCGCAACTGGCGTAAAGACAAGACGTTCAACTACAGCGAAACCCTAAGAATGTTCCTCTTGGATCGTGGGGGGGTGATGAAATACTCAGGCCGTGTACACGAGACTGTAGAGAAAGGGCTAAACCAAGTGCGCAGCATGGGGCTTCACCCACAAGTGCGCTTTGCCCCGTTTGAAACCGATCATATTGGGCTTGGATTAGATGATGATAAAATGCAGGAGAAACTTGAATTTTATACCCGGCTGTTAGCTCTCACCATTGAAGATGATCCACTGAACACTGGTAGTTGGTGCTCGCTTGGTTTGCAGTACATGAACGACGGGATGATTGAAGAAGCAGGCAAATGCTTCCAGAACTCAGTGGTTGTGGCTGGCGACTCTTACCTAGGGTTTAGAGAGCTTGCTAACTGGCATTTGCGTCAGGGCCTTGCGTTGTTGAGTGGCGCGGAAGAGAGGCTTTCACCAGCACACCCACTTAAAGCTCTGTTGCAAGAGCAGCTTGCATCTTTGGCTCAATACACCTTGCCGTTTCCGGTGGCTGGAAATGCGGCTGAGGGCAACCCTAAGCCAACAGATGTTGACTTTGAGGCGCTACAAGCACTCTTCTTGGCTGCTCTTGAATCTACACAAGATTTCTCTGAGTATGAGAACGAGCTTTCAATGCCGAAAGACTTTGGTGGTACAGTAGAAGAAACCACACCTGAGTTGTAAAGCATATGGCGGCTACTGTTCAAATTGTACTGGATGCAAATGACTTTTATGTTGCTAAGCGACTGTTGAAGCGTGTTGAAAAGTCTGTACGAGGCCAAGTGGCAAAGGATGCACTTGCGGCTGGTGCTGAAGTTTATTTGAAAAACCACCTAATGCCCGCTTTGCTGAGAAGAGATCATACATTGAAATCATTGGCTAAATTGGGGCACCCTTACGCTAGGCGCCATGGAAGCATTGGGGTGCATCAAACTGAGCCTTGGGTAGTCCATTCACATAAAGGAAAGCTCGCAAGGAGTATTAAGGCGGAGATAAAGGGCCAAAATAGGCCAACGCTTAGTATCTATTCTGACTCTTCAGTTGCCCCTTACAATCGCTATGTTTTCAAAGGGACCAAGAGAATGCTTGGCAGAAATACCTTTGGTGAGACTTTCAAAAAAGGCGCTGATGATATGTCATTCGCCATAATGAACAAAGTCTTAGATTCGGTTAAATAATGGCGCACTTAGTAAACTTAGAATCCAGTAAACTATTGGTGAGGGCAACATTGTTGTCTTCTTCAACTGTCACTGATCTTGTCAGCAGCCGGGTATGGGGTGCCCATATCCAAGAGCCGGACGCAAAGACGGTTGATTACCCAATGGTGATTATCGACTTTGTTTCTGGCCGCATTGGCCCGTATGGCGAGTACGAGCTTGTGACTATGGATTTGTACGCTTACTCTAGAAAAAGCGCGGGTAACTGTCTTGAGATTTACCAGGCCTGTTTTGAAGCCCTACAGAATGCAACATTAAGGAAAGATGGTGTTCCGGTTGCTGGGTTTTCTGTAGAGACAGTTCGCCCAGTAGAAGGCTGGAATGAAAGCGTGCGTGCATATTTTGCTCAGGGTGAATACGCAGTTCGTTTGGCACATAGGGAGCTATAATGAGAACGCAAAGTTGGAGAGCGGCTAACGCTCCAGATGGCCCTGGTGCTATCATTCGGTGCCCTGATTGCGGGTCCGAGATTTTTAGGCTGAAGCCAGGTGAATCGCTTACCACAGGCCCGGTAGGGAACGTGCGAAGAGAGGCTTGTAAGTGCGGCTTCAAAATCAAACTGAAGGTAACTAATGCAAGCTAATCGACAGAAACCTCATTCAACCGATGAGCGCCTTGAAAGAATAGAAATGGTCATTCACGAGATGGATGCCCAACTCCAACACGTTCAAGCCCTTGTCATTGTTAATAATGCCCAGGCAAATGAACACAAAGCCGAGGAAACAGACAGCAAGCAGCCGATGCGTGATGAAGTGTGGGCATGCCAAAACTGTGGCGCTCGTCTTGGTATCTACAACAAAGAAAAAGAAGAACTTAGGGTCCGCTATAAGGACTTTGTTGCCTACGTCATTCCTGGGGTTGGTGGAACCATTATGGTGCCGTGCAGGCGTTGTGGGGAGCAAAACACGTTGGAAGACTCAAGAAGAAAATAGTAGGGTAGACTATAAACCACGGACGTGGTATTCCTTACGAGAGCATTGGACGCCTATTAGGCGCTGCACAAATTATTGAACCCTAACGGAGAGGCGATCCGATGCCATATAATGTACCTACTATTACCACGAACGATATTTCGTTCGGCCCCGCTGTGCTCTTTTTGGGGCCTGCTGGTACAACACCTAGCACTGATGTTGGAGCGATCAGTGAAGACGGTGTTTCTATTGAAATGACTTCTGAGAAGCGGGCTATTAGCCAAGGCAATCCGCGCCTCAATGTCTACACATTCACACAAGCCCAATCGGTGATGGTTAAGTTCACCAGCATTGAGTGGGATTTCCACAACATGAGCCGCGCTCTTGGCGCTGGCGCAACCAACACTGCCGGTACTGCTTTGAAGTGGGGCGGTGATCCCCTGGTTGAAGAGCTTGCTTGTCACATTCGCCATTACATGGCTGTGACTGGAAACACCATGAATGTTTATGCATGGAAGATTGCCAGTGATTCTGGAGTCTCGCCTACGTTTGGGCAAGATGAGCACTCCTTTGAGTACTCGTTTTACTGTCTGCGTAGCACCACAGATTGGGCAGGCGGCGCTTTGGCTGAAACCCAGCAGCTTGTATTCTTCAATAGAGAAACCTGATAGTTTACGACCGACAGCAGGTGGGGGCATTCGCAACGGACGCGAGTGCCCCCTTTGTTGTTCTTGCATAGCGCCCCAGTGGTACTCGCCTAAACTTTAGGCTATGAACATTGTGCGGGCTTCTGACGCACTTGATTCAGTTGCGCCGACAATGATACAGTCATGCAACGCCCAGGAGGTGAATATGCAAGAACAGACAGGAACCGAGACTGAAACCACAACCCCACCCGTGGGGGAAAACGGTACGGTGCAACTAACACAAGATCTTATGAATGCAGACAATGCGTTCTTCACACAGATTGAAAACTTGCTCGCTAAGTTGGTTCCACCGGATCAGGTAGAGTTGACAACTTGCACCGGAGAGAAGATTACTCTCCCAGGAGCTATTGCTGCGCGACAGCAAGTGAAAGTTTTTAGATTGATGCGTGAGTTGATTGCGGATCCCGCGATAAATGAAGCCCTTGGCGCATGGGGCAGTGATGGCGGCTCTAATATCGTAGATGGAATTCTTGCCTTAGCAACGAATGAAGTGATTTCGGAAAAGCTAGGTGAGATCTTTACGGCTGCTTACCCTAATGCTTTGGCGGGCCAAGACCCCCTTGATGTACTGCCTATGGAGGACTTGATTACTGCTCTTGTCCCTTTTTCCGAAAGGTTCATCAAGAAGATCGGGGGCGGGATAGCAGTGCTGGGGCGGAACGCAACGGAAATCCAATAGGGATAGAGGATATAGAGCGTGGACTTGGCATCTTATTCTCCTCTGGTTGGACGTTAGACGATGTTCTTGACCTTAGTGTTCAACAACTTGAAACATGCATCTACTGCATTCTTTCTTACAAGATGGAGCAGGTGAACATGGTTGCAGAAATGGTCAACACAGCATTTGGTGGTAAACCAATGAAAAAAGGAAAGACTGGGGCAAAGAAGCAATCATCGCAAAAGAATAAGGCAGCAAAAGAAAGCGAACTAATAAACTCAATCCGATCAGCGGGGTTTGATTTCTAATAAAGTTAGTACAGAACTAAAGGTTTGAAATCAGCTATCATTGAGCCAATAAACCGGGAATAAGCTAGTGGCAGACGTAACCAGCACTTTGAAGATTATCGCTAAGTTCTCTTCTAAAGAGTTCACTACTGGCGTTTCTCAAGCTAGTTCTGCTTTAACGAATCTCGGAAAAACCGGAACTAGAGTAAGCAAACAGCTTGGTAAGTCTCTTGATCAGCACACAGGGCGTGCAATTAAGAGGCTTACTGCTGGCTTCACTGGCCTAATGGGTGCTAGTGCCGCCGTAGGTGCCCGCTTTGATCGCGAAATGGCATTTATGGGTGCCATTACTAACTCCACTGCGGAAGAGTTGGAGCAACTGACTGAGAAGGCTCGTGAAATGGGCCGCACTACTATGTTTAGTGCAACTCAGTCTGCCCAGGCAATGCAGATCCTTGCTAGGACAGGTCAAAGTGCTGCCGACGTTATAACTAACGTCGAAACTGTACTGAAGTTTGCTGGTGCTGCTGGAACAGATGCAGCCACTTCTGCACAAATGCTTGCTTCTGCAATGGCGCAGTTCAACATTACCGCAGAGGATTCTAGCCGAATAACTGACGTTTACTCAGTTGCGCTTACAAACTCGTTGTTGGATATCAACAGTTTGCGAGAAGCAATGAAGTACGCCGGTACTGTTGGTTCTGCATTCGGTATGGATATTGAGCAAGCTACGGCTGCTGTTGCCCAGTTCCGAAACATTGGTCTTGAAGGTAGTTTGGCAGGTACAAACTTCCGTATGGCGATGCAAGCCGCTGCCGTAACTTCTGAAAAGAAAGAAGCGGTGATGAGGAAACTGGGTAAGTCCATGAAGGACATAAACCCAGAGTTCCATGATTTTGGCGCGATTATTAATAATCTTGGTGAAACCACCATCACCTCTACTGATGCATTAATTCTGTTTGGCCAGCGTGCTGGTGCAAATATGTTCGGCATTATCCAGGCTGCGCAAGAAGGTAGGGATAACTACGCTGACTTGTTGAGGATGCTGGATCAATCGGCAGGTGAAACTGAGCGACTGTACAGCAAAGCAACCGCTAACGTCCTTGATCAAGCCGTTATCGTAAAGTCAGCGTTCCAAGACATTCTGCTCTCAATCTTCGATAACTACCAAGAGCCTCTTACCAGAATGCTGGGTACGATTGCCCAAGCATTCAATACAGTTTCACAAGATATTGCTGAAGATGCCCAGGGAACTGAGAATGCCTGGACAAGAGCAATGGAGACTATTGAGGCGTATTTTATTATCAATGCGCCAACGTGGGGTGATGGCCTAAACAACCTTATTGTCGCTATGATTGAAGTCATACAGCAGTTCATGCAATGGCTTCCAATCCTGCAAGAAGTCGCAAAGGTGATGATTACCATCTTTGCTGTCAATAGAGTCATGGCGTTCGTTACTGCTGTCAACAAGGCAGCGGTAGCCATGGGGCTGCTGCAAGCATCAAGCTCAGGCGCGGGCGCTGCGGGGGCGCTTGGTGCGTTTATGAAGAAGGGCGCAGGTAAAGGCATCGCCTATAATATGGGCAGGCTGGCAGGCGGCCTATCGAAAGTTGCTCTCCGGGCCGGTGTCTACGGGGTGGCTGCTTACGGTGCCTACAAAGTCGGTAAGAAGCTTTGGGGCGGTTTCAAAAGGCTAGCAGGTATAGGCGGCGGCGTTTCTCGAAATCTGATGGATGCGACTACTGCGCTCCGCAGGTTTAGGCAGGAAGCTGAACGGTTCGAAAAGACACAAGAGACGCAAGTTGGAAACGAGCTTGAGCGCGCTCAACAAATAGCGCGTCTCACTCTTGAAGATGAGGGGATGTATGACCGGCTAAGCGCAACAGCAAAGCGCAACCTAGATCGCATCTTGGACATGACTCAAGATACTGCGGCGGAAATGGTCAAGTCCGGCAAGATGATCGGCGTTTATTGGGGTGACCAAACCGTAATTGGCGGTGAGTGGGTACAAGGGATTGAAATCCTAAAAGACGTGAGTGAAGTAGCCGCAGAGGCATTTGATGCCGTCAAGTGGGAAGAGAAGCTAGCAGCAGCAGCGGAGGAAGGTGAAAATCTCTATGACGCAATGAATCCTGAAGAGGTGATTGCGCATATGGAGAAACTCTCTGATTCCACGGCGGCTTTGCAAAACTATAGAGATTCTCTCGCAAGGCTAACTCTTGAATTTGATGACCAGTACGCAAGCGTTGGGCGTTGGCTAGATAGGTTTGCCCGAGCCGAAGATTTTGATGCCGAAAAAATCTTTGACATCAGACACTTCACCGCAGCCCAAAAGATAGCTCTTGGCATTGAGGCCACTGTTGACGCAATCACTGGCGCTCAGGTACAGATTTACCAAAGCCAAATTGCTGTACTAGAAAGCCAAAACAACCAAACAATAAGAAATCTGGAATCAAACTGGAAAAGCGCACTAGCCCGAATCGCCAGGCAGCGAATTGATCAGGCTGCCGAAGCGCAAAAAGCAGAATCAGATGCCGCAGATGCCGCAAGGAAAGAGTGGCTGAAGAAATGGGAGTCTGCTCTTGATGCGCTCAACAAAAAGCGCAAAAAGATTTTAGAAGATTGGCAGGATGCAAATGCAGAGTTCCTGAGAGATAGCGTAGGTGAAAGGAAGCTTTCGTTTCAACGAGAACTAGCAGATCTCGAAGAGGTATTTGAAGAAGCTATGAAGCTTCGTCGTGAGGGGAGCCGCAAATACCTTGAGCTTCAAGCTCAACTGGAAGCCGACTCTGAAACGCTTGCAGCAACCCACGCACTTAGAGTCGCCACAGATTGGGTAGAAATCCAAGAGGAGGCTGCACAAGAAATCTTTGATGCAAAGATGGGCGCCCAGGATCGAGAGCGGGCAGAGCTTAAGAAAACTTTGAGGGACATGGAGGACCACTTCAAGTTTGCTTTCGCGCTCGTTGAAGACAACGAGGAACAAAGATGGAGAGTAGAGGGCCGTTACCGAGAGGCTAGAGCGGCAGCGGAGTTAGCCACACAGGAAAGAATCGCTGAGATTCAGCGAGAAGCCCACGAAGCAGAGATTGAAAGGTGGAATTCCCTGGAAATGCATTCCTTAAATGAAAGGGTTGTATTAGAAAGGCAGCACCAGAAAGAACTTGAGGAAGTAAGGAAGGAGAACCCAGAGCTACTGAGCACCACAAGGCTTAGGCAGCAAGATGAGTTGTTTGAGCTAGAAGAGCGCCTTCAGCTTGAGGCACACAAAACGCTTGGCCAAAATGAACAAGCACGCCTGATAGAGATTGAAAAAGAGTGGCAGCAAGCAGAGGCCATTCAAGACGACGCTTTAAGGGCCATGCTTCAAGCCGCACTCGATGCTGAAAAGGAAATGCTTGAGGCCAAGCTTGCGGCCATGAAGCAGTTCAACGACACCCTTCAGGCTTTACCGGAAGGCATGCGTGAAGCCGTACTGGGTGCTCTAGCGCCCATATTCAAATACGGTAAACAAGTTTTAGACTTCTTCGACGCAGAAGTACACCCTGCCGTTGTTGCTTTGTTCGATGTTGTAGATGAAGGTGGCGCAGTCATCGCCAGATCCATTTCTGTAGCTACCAAAACCCTGGGGGTTTTCAAGAGTGTTGCTGGTGGCGTAAAGAAGGTTGTAGACCAAGTAGCCGGTGCCTGGAATAAGGTCTTAGATGCTGTCGCCAAATACACTGGCCTCAACATTGATGTACTGGCAACACTTGGTGAAGCACGCGATTTAATGCAGGAGCGGGCTGATCTTCAAGCCCAGATTTCAAGTGGTGAACTAGAAGGCGCTGAGCTTGCAGCAGCTAAAAGCAAGCTAGCAGGCATGCCTGGAAGTGTTGGTGAAGCTGGTGCAATGAAGATTGCCGAGCAGTTCGCTAACGCAGCAAGCTTCTTCTCAGATCTGGTTGCCGGACTGCCGATGATTCTTCAAGAAATCGCAACGCAGATCCCATCGTTTGTAAAGACCCTTGCAGACAACATCCCTGTTTTACTGCAAGCCTTTGCATCAAACATAGGCATTGTGATTGATGCAATAGTTGGCTCTATTGGCCCAATTTTACAGGCGCTAGTAGCTGGCCTTCCAAATTTCATCATTGCAATCGTCGATCAAGTCCCCAAAATCTTGCAGGCTATTTTAGATAACCTGCCTATGCTTCTCACGTTCTTGGGGGATGCGTTTACATATGTGGTTGGCTTGCTGCCTCAGTTTATCAACCAAATCGTAGCAGCGTTGCCTGATATTATTACGGCCTTCTTTGATGCCCTTGCGAAAGGTGCGGGCGCAATAGCCAAGGCGCTCCCAGCATTAATTCAGGTGATTACTAAAGCGCTTCCTGGGCTTGTCACTACACTTATCATGGGTACGACGGGCATCATAGAGCAGCTAATCTATGCGCTGCCTGCGTTTGTTGAAGCCGTCATTCAAGCGATTCCTGATCTTATTATCGCTATTATCGGCGCACTCCCGATGTTGGTGGCAGCAGCAGTAAAGCTCATGCCATCTCTTATTTACGCAGTAGTTAAGCTGGTCCCGATCCTGATCAATGAAGTGATCGCTTTTATTCCGCGCGTGTTGGCCTCCGTTTGGGAACAGGGCAAACAACTGGTTGGTGCGTTCTTTGGCCTTTTCACAGATTGGATTGATAACTTCAGTTGGGGTGACGTTTTTAGCGGCATCAAACAGTTCTTTGTGGATTTGTTTGGTGGTCTTTGGCAAATGCTCAAAGACATGGTCACAGAAATCCTGACTCTTGGAAAAGCCAAAACAAAGACCTTCAACCCTGAAGAGTATGAAGACACACCGGGCGTCATGTCTGCTGGCGGTAAGGGAACGATGGCTCGCTTTGCGCCTAACGATCTTTTCCTGGCTGCCAAGACCCCTGCGGATCTAGTGGCCCAGATTGGAAACGCCTTCACTGGCTTGGGTGTGGGGCCGTCCACTGCACCCCAAATGAGCCTTGAAATGGTTCCAGGGTTTGTTGATGCTATTGGCTCTGCTTTGCAGGTGGCTGGTGCTGGCGGCGGTGGGGGCGGTGATCTCCGCGTCACAGTGGTTGCAGAAGGTAAGACCCTTGATGATGTACTTTACACAGCAGGGAAGCGAGGAAATACACCATCACTTAAGAAAGACTTGAGGAGAGCATCTGGTGCTAAAGTTGGCTTGTTTAGGGGCCGCTTTTCCAGCCAGAGCTAAAGAGGTTTAAATGGGCTGGATCTGGCATCATGGATTTGAAACTGGTCATGCGTATGACGCTTACCTAAACGCTATTGCGACTGGTGGTGCGTATGGTGCTTCTGGTTGGCGCGTCACAGATGACGGATCTGGAAACTACCCGGACTTTGCTTCTACCGTTGTCCACAGCGCTGGTAGTGCCACGGGTGGCGCATCTAGTAAGTACTCCTTGAAGCTCGACAGGACCAATCAAACAGTAGGCCCACAGTCTATTCGCATGTCGTCTGGTGGAACTGCCCAATCATTTCAGTCTTTTACTGTCTCGTTTGCTTTTAGGGCTGATGGAGATGCCAGCACTGCAAATGATCCCCTTTGCATTATTAGGACAACGGCTGATGGTACTGCACCAGGCCCCTCACTTATGCCTATTGCGACAAGCACAGGCGATTATGCGCTTGGCATTTCCCTTAACAACACCGGAAGCGGTGCTACTGGGAAAACTGTCCCTACGCCCCTGGAAAAAGGGAAGTGGTATTGGATTACTTTCGGGGCATATCAGTATTTAACTACACGCTATTACAGGCTTGCTATCAATGGGGTCACTGAGCACAAGCGAACAGACAGTGGCAGTTCCGCAACATGGGAAACATTTGAGTTTGGGTGGCCAGGGACTACCAGTGTCCAAAACTTCTATATTGATGACGTGGTGGTTCATAACGAGTCAGAGATCTTTGCTGATGTAAACTCGTCTTTCGATGATCCTACTAACCTCGATCACTATATTTTCGGTTTGCCAACACAACGCATTGTCAACCGTGGCTCTTTTACTGACCAGGCGAGCACAGCAACAGATGCAGCAGTGTTGACTGCGCTTACTACGATCAACACCACTACGAGTGCAGACTGTATTGATGCAGGCACTTTGTCTATAAAGGTGAATGTAAAGCCTGCTTCGGCAGTGATTAATACTGACTACACTCCGCCTACTATTGTCGCTGTAAATGCTTGTGCGCCCATTACAGGGCACAGTGCTTCTACTACAGTCGGTGCATCTCTAACAAGAGATGGCAGCCAGAAGGCAGCTAGTGGTGAATACGGGGTATCCACCCAAACAGAAGCATACGGTGGTACGTCTTCCGCTATCCTAATGCAAGTTATTCCTTATGGATCAGGCTGGCTTGGAACTGATGTCATTGAGCTTTCTGATATTGATCATGCCAACTTAGTTGTTGATGTCACTTTTGTTGGAGGGGGCGGCTTAGGCGACAGGAATCACCTGTATAGCCTCACCTCAGAGGTTCTTTGGAATAAGAAAAGGCGTGCGCTAAAAGCTTCTACCCGAACAGATACATCACCCAAAAGCGCACTTATCTTTCAAGATCCTGAGCTATTGAAAGACAACAAGTACGACACTACAGCAACGATTGGGTACAGCTTTACGCAGCGTGGGCCATACCCTGGTTCTTCTTACCCGGATGCAATCAACGACGGGAATATGCTTGCCTTCCTTCAGGGCACATGGCTAGAAGATCAAGGCCCGACTGTTTATAGGACACCGCAAGACCTAAACTTGAGAATAGCCCAAAGTGGCGGACTTCTTGAAGATGCAGAGTGGTTGTGGGGATTTAAAGAATTCCCTGCAAACCCGTCTGCAAGCTTCTACATGGGGTACGACGACCCTAAACTGCCCTGGGTTGCTTATGAACCATTTGCCGAGGGTACAGGCACGCTTGGCGCTGGCGGAGGGGTAGGCAAGTTTTTAGAGGTAGCTTATTCCACGCAATATGATCGGGTGCTGTTCTACCGGCTTAGGAACAACCAGATTGAAATAGCATACAAAAACAACAGCATGTACGGCACTTATGACAGTGGGTACGAGTCTGTTTTCAGCTTTGCCAAGCTAAGTTTGCTTACTAATAGAAACTTAGAAACTTCTGGAACAAACACAGTCAACTACATGGCTGACATTAGTTCCACTTGGGGCCTGAGTATTGTAGAGACTGATGATGGCGTCATGCATATGTTCATCGGGTATACAACCCCGGCAGCGGAATCTGGTACGGCCTGGGTTAGTGATTGGTACGACATTGCCCGATACACTTCTACAGATGGCGGCCTAAACTGGTTGTTTGAAGAAGATGGGATCATTCAAAATTACTTTGAAGGGTACAGGACTTTAGATGCATTCCAAGTCGCCGTTTCTGGAAACTGGTTTTACATGGGGCTTGTCGAGGTCGGGATCTCTTCTAATGAGAGAGGCTTTTATGCACTTGCCTCTTCAAACCGTGGAGCTTCGTGGAAGAATGTCTACGGTGTAGATTCCTCTACAGGAAACCAAGATCCAAATGCTGGTGTGAGGGAAAAGCAAGGCTTCCCTGGAAGCCTGAGCAGTAGTGCATTGGCAGATGTAGAGAAAGTTTTTAGCATTTGCGGATCCCCTGCTGGTGATGGGACCTTCATTATGTATGCTGCGCAATGGGGACCAAGCCCTGGCACTACTTATGGGTCTAGGGAAGTTGCGGTTTTTACTGCATTTAGAGATGGGAAAATGGAGGAAGTGGCTTCCCCTGTCTCTTACCTTGCCACTAACTATACGGTAAAGAACAACCTATACGTCCCTCAAGCGTTCTGTGCAGTGGCAGGGCCTTCCGACGTTTTCGTGTTTGGTAATTCTTACTTGCCAAGCTACGACGCTTCGTCTGGAAACCTAACTGATTTAGGGTGGCATGGGCTTACTTCTAGAATCATCCCCATTGATCGTTTAGAAGACATTTCAGTCTATAAGAATGATGGCGCACCAAATTACAATGTGACCAACCATACTGCTGGATCGTGGGGATCGTACTCCAACTCTGAGCAGCGTGACTATCTTGGAATGAATGGATCACAAGCCTATACTCCAACATTCATTCGTGGTGTTTGGGCAGGTGATCGGATCATTACCGGGCACCGGGTTTATGATTCTGCTGATCAAAGTACAGCCCTTACTGGGACTCGTGTTTTAGAGTGGGGCGGTTGGTCATATAGGCCGCTAAGAGCAGAAAATGAATGGAGGGCACCATTCCCCCAAGGCATGGCTTGTGCTTATTGGAATGCCTCTATGGGGTGCCCTGATGGCTCTGCAACAGCGGCAACAATGCCTGTTGCTGCGAATCGTTTTTGGACAGCCCAGCAAGTAGCTTCAGGCGCAGGCGCAGCAACTATCGAGATTGACAGTGAGGACTTGCTGCTTGAAATCACTAGCGACATCGACAATGTGAACAACAGATCCAACCTGTATAAGATTTTTTCTAAAAATGCTACGTCAGGTTTGACTCAAAGCATTGGTAGCAGGGGGCTTATTGCGTGGACTATCAATCTAAATCAAATGCCAGATGGTTTGTCACCAGCAAGCCCAACATGGACAGCAACTACTAGCTCTACCTCTGCTTTAGCACCTAATGGTCCAATCACAGGCGTGTCTGCTCGTATTGTCAATAGCTTCAACGGTACGGTTGGTGCTACTCGCCAAGCAGTCGTTACTGTGGACATGGTTAGAAGTGGAAGCAACTTTGTATTCCACGTTTACGACAGTGTAGCCGGTACGTCTTTGTACGCGCTTACTAAGGCTTCGTACAACGCGACAATGGATTGTAGGCTAGCACTGTATGATGACAAGCATCGTAATAGTGGGGCCGGAACAACCAACCAATACTGTGAGCTAATCGTTGGCCTTCATGGTGTTCGGTACCCGCAATGGGTTTCTTCAGGGCTGTTGACTTTGTCTTACGAGACAATGTCTAACAATCCTAACGAGCAAGAGGCTGTATGGTTTGGAAGCTTAGGCATTGGCCCAACACCAACAGGTGGCTCCACACCAGTAATTTCGGAGTGGTCGCAGTTTCTTATTTCTCGCCTAAACCAAGGCGGCTCTCTCTCGCAGGTTGATTTTAATGAAACCGCTAACAATCGAGGGTTTCCATGCGCCCCTTGGGGCCAGGGGTTGGCTCAGGGTGTGAAGGCTAGGTGGGGCGGTAACTCTGCCATGGTCAGAGACACCTACACAGGCAAGATCGACTTTCAATATGGGATTGATCGCTTACCACTTGCTTCTAAGAAGTATGAGTGGCGCTCCAATAATCTTGGAGGGGGTTCTACAGAAACACTGGCATGGCGGGCAGGGCAAGCCAGCAATGACGGTTACATGCACAGCTTTGTGCATAGAGCGTTTAGTGTGTGGGGGGCTAACACTCGCAATATGACGCTCAGCTACCAATACCCAGGTGCGAGCACAAGCTTCTCTATCGACTTCACTGAATACACAAGCTCTATTGTTAGCTTAGGCGATCAGGGTGCAGCAGGAACAAGCAACACAAAGCTTTCGTTCAGTGTGCCGTACAACGATGCAGCTAAGTGGAGAGAAAATGAGTTGGCTGGAAAGTATGTAGACATTGAAGCACTAAACGGAAACAAGACCTCTTACCAGATTTCTGGAAATAGGGGCAACTGGATTGCTATCTCTGGCTTGAATACGCTTATGCAAAATGCAGTAAGTGTGCTTTCTACACTCCACATTTACAGCGGAAATAAAACCTTCTTCTTTGACCAAGACATGGAATACAACGAAATGACGTTGGCCATGACTTCTGGCGGAACAACTGCAACCAACCCCAACCCACCTGAAGGTTATTTCAAGATCAGCAACATTGTCGCTGGCCTTACGTTGCCATTTACCGTACCGATGGATTGGGCAATGACCGATGCCCAGGCTGGAAATGTGGTTCTTTACACCTCAAAAAGCGGGATTAGAACCGCGTATAAGCAAGGCGACCCAAGGAAAGTTTTGACGGGCAAGGTTGTGGGCGATGTAGATCGTTGGAGGGAAAGCTTGAGGTCTATGATCAGTGAGGTTGCTGGTTATTCGGAAAACCCAATGGTGCTTTGTTTGGATACCAGCGGCCCAACAAACGAAAACACAATGTACTGCCGGTTTATGTCCGGCACTAACAACCAGAATGTAGGCTGGGCGTATGATGAAAACACAAGCAAGTGGTACCAAGTTGGTGATGTAGCAGTGAAGTTTGAAGAGGAGATCTAGGGGTGTCTTCTACGCTTTACACAGATCACCCAGCTTTTAGGGTTTGGGATTCAACTGAATACTCAGGCCAAGGGCCGATCACTACCTATTGGCTGGACTACCTAAGAGTAGACCCAGATCTTCGCGGTTTGATCGTGTGTATTGACGTTGTTTTTGGCGTGGACAAGCGAGTGTTTATTTCAAGCAGGGCTTGTAGCACTACCTCTTCATCTACTGGAAAGTCTTACAACTACCTCCCAGTAATGGGTGATGAACCTTCGATCTCAACTAGAGTTGATCTTGGTGACAGTAGTAGCTCTGCCAGATCATTCTCGTTCCTTCTGCCTAATGAGTTGGTAGACGCATCTTCCATTATTGGCAATGGCCGGTTGCTGGCTGGCGTAGCTGAGGTATCTCTTCAATATGATGGCGGTGATTATGACAACCGCATTGTAATGATGCGCGGTGAAATGGATGATGGGGTTACGTTTTCAAATGAAGGTGGAGGGACAGTAGAGTTCAGCATTACAGATCCAAAAGAGTCAATGGACCTGTCTTTGCCACCGTATGTCGTAGACGAAAAAAAGTTCCCATCAGCGCCTAAAGAATCTATTGGGTTTAGATTCCCTATTGTCTTGAACAAGTACGAGTATGTTCCTTGTGTGTGGACAATCGGCGCAAGTGGGACACAAAGACTAATGGCGTGTTTAGGCAATGCGGTGATTGATACGGGTGGTTCAGATCAGATTTATGTAGATGGTGTTGGCTACGGAACAGGCGACATTACTTACGGGTGGTCTGTGTTTAGCTCAGATTCAGATGGTGTCCCATACATAGGGGTAGAGCTTACAAACAACCCCTCAACTGACTACACGGAATCAGTTTATGTGGAAGTTAGGGGTGGTGACTCTACTCCAAACCCAGTGAGCCAGGCGCTTTACTTAGTTGAGAACTACACTGCTTTTTCTAAAGCAAGCATCAACTATCATGCTTTTACAAGGAGCATCTCAAGGTGTGCGTCTATGGCGGCTACTACCTTGGTTAACTCTGGCTCTAACAATGATGCTGGCACTTTATCGTTCATTGAAACTGGGTTGCTTGCAAACTTTCCAATGGTCAGCATGGCGTGGATGATTGGCGGGTATGGGCCTGTTGTCATTGACAGGAATGGCCCAAAGTCTGGTTTCACATTGAATGCTCAAGCGTATCCAGTGATGCACAGGTCTACTGCTATTGCAGAACAAGCTAAAAACAAGTGCTACAACAGCTTTACCGTTGAGTACAAGTTCAATGCAATGGAAGATGTTTACGAGGGAGTAGCGGTAGCAGACCACACAAACAATCCAATCTGCCAAATAAGCACACAGAATATAGGGATGCGCCAACACGAAACGATACAGTGCCCCTATATCAACGACGATAATACCGCAGGCATTGTACTAGACTGGCTGGTTTCCCACTTGGCTTTGCCATCGTATTATGTAGAATACGAATGTATAGCCTCGGCTTTATTCTCTGTATCTTTGGGCGATAACATAAAGCTCACCGACTCAGACTTTTCTTGGGAAGAGATGGCAGCAACAGTTGTATCTATTACTTACACAACCGGCTTGGTTGTTCTAGGCATTAGGGTTTGGTCGCCCTATTATTCTAAACTAGGTGGGCAAGTTTCCACTTCATCAGTGTAGAGCAGGGCATATGGCTGCTGAAAAAGAAAGGCTTGTTCTTCTAAATCGCGCCAACCATGCACCTAAATTGCGCGATGATGTCACTGGCGCAACCACCAATGGGTATGTCCTTAAATGGGACTCAAGCAATCAAGCTTGGTACCCCGCAGCCGATGGCGGGGCACCGGCTACAGTAGAAGAAGATCTTACTGCACAAGTGGACAGTGAGAGAACATTGTTTACTACAGAGCAAAATTTTGTAGGAACCAGCTTGGTTGTTTACTTCAATGGGGCCAGGCAACGAACTGGATCAGGCAAAGAAGTCACTGTTCAAAGTGCAAATACGTTCAGTACTCAGTTTGGTGAAGCTGCGCCTTCTGGATCAATCCTTGTGGCAGTATACGAACCCGCTAGCTGAAAAATTAAAAAGCAGGTGCCAAGTACGCCTAACTTCTGATATTTATTGGTTGCAGTATTCCACTGCAATTTTACCCCACTACACTACTGGAGTAGTACAATGGCTCTACAATTCGTCACATCCCAAATTAAGAACGACGCGGTCACAGCAGACAAGGTCAAGCTTGACGGCGGTTCTTACGCTTTTACTTCTGGCGCAACACTTCAATGGGCAAAAGACCCATCTGCGGCAAACGACCTTGTTCGGAAGTCGTATGTTGATGCTGTTGCTTCCGGCCTTCACTGGAAAGACTCGGTAAAAGCAGCAAGTACAGCAAACCTGACATTGTCGGGAACACAGACTGTCGATGGCGTCGCCCTTAGTGCTGACGACCGTATTCTGGTCAAGGATCAAACTTCTGGAGCCGAAAACGGAATCTATGCTGTCAAAGCCGGTGCATGGTCCCGCACAGACGACATGGATGAAGCAAGCGAGTTCCCAGGCGCGGCGCTTTTCGTTCGTGGTGGTACGGTAAACGCTGATTCGGGCTGGGTCTGCACAAACGACACCAACCCGACTGTCGGCACAACTGCTATCACCTTTGCCCAGTTCTCCGGCGCTGGTTCGATTGTTGCTGGAAATGGTCTTGCTAAAAGCGGCAATACCCTTTCTGTCAATGTAGACGACTCCTCGCTTGAAATCAACGCTGATGCACTTCGCGTGAAGGCTTCTGGAATCACCAACGCAATGCTCGGTGGCTCCATTGCCAACGCCAAGCTGGCTAATAGCAGCATCGCTATCGGTGGGGTTACCCTTGCTCTCGGTGCCACAGATGCCACGCCTGCATTCAACTTGTCAGATGCAACCAACTACCCCACGTCGAGCCTCAGTGGAACTATCACCAATGCTCAGTTGGCTGGATCTATTTCCAACGACAAGCTTGCTGGTTCTATTGCGAACGACAAACTGGCAAACTCCAGCGTTTCATTTGGTGGTGTTAGTTTGGCCCTGGGTGCATCCGATGCTACCCCAGCATTCAATCTCGCTGACGCGACGGGCTACCCTACGTCAAGCCTGACCGGAACCATTACGAATGCCCAGTTGGCTGGCAGCATTGCAAATGGAAAGTTGTCGAACTCCGCAGTTACCATCGGAAGCACTGCCGTTTCCTTGGGTGCGTCTAGCACTACCCTTGCAGGAATGACTGGCATTGACTTCACTGATGCTTCCGCCACAATCGGCGCAAGCATGGCTACCGCAAGCGTCAATCTGACTCTTGGTGGTGGTTGCGATACCATTGTTACTGGTGACCTTCAGGTCAACGGAAACACTATCGCTGACAATGATGGCACTGCTTGCATCACCTTCGATTCTTCTGGAAACAGCGCAGTGACCGGAAACTTGCAAGTGACAGGAAACAACATTGCTTCCTCTACCGGGGCCGCAGCAATCACGCTTAATGGCGCTAACGCGACCATCAATGGTGATTTGACCATCGCTGGTAATGACTTGAGTATGGCCACCAACACCGCTGGGCATTTCCTGGTAGCTGATGGGTCAGCCTACGGCCCTGTCGCAATGAGCGGAGACGCTACCATGGCTTCTACTGGTGCTGTGACCATTGCTTCCGATGCAGTTGAGCCAGGCATGGTGTCGTTTGCTCCTCGTTATGACGAGTTTTCAGGTGACGGAACTGCTACTGTGTTCAATCTTACCACCCGGATTCTCAAAGCTGGTTGGCGAGTTGCAGTGGTGGCCCGGAACGGTCAGTTGTTGACCCAGGTGTCTTCTGGTGCTGATGACATTGATGAGTACCAAATCGCTGACAACGGGTCTGCTACCCAAGTCACCTTTGGTTCTGCTCCAGAATCCGGCGACGTGCTCTACGTCCAATACTGGGCATAATCATGCGTAAAGTCCTTGTGCGATGGGAGGCTCAAGATGGAGTCGTTACTGTTTGTGCTGATCAGATGGGGGAACATCAACTCCTCTCGTCGCACTTGGTACTTTACAACGTCATAGGTGTTGGGGATGCTGCATTCCCAACCATTTCGGTAGACACATTGGTGATCAAAAAAGAAGAGATTTCTTTCATTTGTGAAGGAAACCACCAAGAGCCTGCCCAACAAGAACCAACACAACAGGTAGAAATAGAAACAGAAGCTGTGGATGTTGTTCCAACAGTCGAGCAAGAAGTAAACGGGGAGCAATCAGACAATGGAACAAATGGATCTGATACTAGCTGGGGCGGCGCTTCTCGTAAGTATGTACGTCGCCGCAGACAAGATAGCAGCGCGGAATAAAACGGAGGCTAAATCGTGGCTAAAGGACTCTCGCGATCAAATAGACTCTTTGAGATCATTCCGTGATAGAGTAGACGGAGCTAATGTTTTAGAAAGGCTTACGAAAGTAGAGGTTTTACAGCGAGCCGATGAAAATGCCCTTATACGAATCGAAGAAAAACTCCAAGCAGTCGAGTCAATACTTACAACGCTTGCAGAGGAAATCAGAGAAATAGGTAAACAGGATGCGACGTGATGACTGCCTAAAGGTACTGGCTCTCTTAGACGCAGCAACGTGTGAATTAAAAGCCGCACAGGTAGAACTTACCGGCCTGGAAAAGAAGAGAAAGAATGGCCACCGCCACGCCAACGGCGTAAAAGTAAAAACTGAAGAAGACACTATCAATGCTGATCAAATACGGTAATCGTGGTGAGAATGTAAAAGAGGTTCAAGCGCTATTGAATGATAGAGGCTTTGGGCAAGTGGGTGTCGATGGCATCTTTGGTAGTGGTACGGAAAAGTCTGTAAAGCGTTTCCAGAAGAGCAAAGGGCTTGGTGTAGATGGGATCGTAGGCCCAAACACATTGTCTGCTTTGAGAGATGCAGATCCCCCTAAACAACCAGAAGTTAGTGACGATCCCCCAGCCATTATCGAAGTGCTAAAAAAGAAAGGCTATGAGGTTTACACCGATGGCCAAATCAACACGATTGGCGTGCGCTCTAAAAACCCAATTTCAAATAGCTTTGATGATGAGATGCATTTGATTTGGGTCAAGAACAACCTTTGGCAACACCACAAATACCGTTGCACAACGGACCCAGGGGCTTACTGCCTTGAGCACCCAGAAGTTTATGGGCGTGCTGCTGGCACTGCTATCTTGGTTCCCGGCCAATACCGTGCTTACAAATGGGACATGCATCGCGGAAAGTATGAAACTTTGTGCCAACGTGCAGCACCTATCCGGGTTTGGCGTGACGGGAATAGGGACAACATTCTAGACTGGGGCCACGATGAAGGCGTAGAGGGCTGGTACGGTGTAAACCTACACCATGCTGGAGAGAACTCTACCCGTGTGGACAAGTGGTCAGCCGGTTGCCAAGTGTTTGCACGGCTGGCTGACTGGAAGGAAGCTGTAAGTATTTGGAAGGCGTCTAAAGCCGAAGTATTTACTTACACGCTCATCACAGAGGGTGATCTTTAGCCGGAATTGTCCTATAACTTCTAAGCCAGTAGTGGCTTTTGGAGAAAAAGATGCCCGAAAAATTGAAAAGTCGAAAATTCTGGTTTGCCCTGTTGGGTGCCCTAATGCCTGTCGCAGCACAGTTCTTCAGCGAAGAAGTACAGCTTGGCGAGGCGCTCCAGCTTAGTGCTGGTGTCGTCGCAGCTTACTTGTTTGGCCAAGGCTACGTTGACGGTAAGGCCCTTGAAGGTGCTCCACCACCGGCACCAGAAGCCTAATCTGCTTGAATGGTTTTTTGAACCGGGGAGATGACATGCAGAGAATTAATGAGATTCACTCAAAACTGATTTGGATCGCAATCCTCTTCATTATGGCTTCTTCTATGTTGCTTACTTCGTGTTGCGAAGAGTGCGTAGAAGAAGAGGCTGAAGAGGTGGTAGCACCCGCAGCACCGGCTGAACAAGCCGTTGTGGAAGAGGCTCCAGAAGAAAAACCGGAGGAGCCGGAAGAGAAGGCTGAGTAAGATGCGTGATGGCGCACTACTAGCCATTGGGGCGCTGGCGGCTGGGGGCTTGATGGCTCTCCTAAAGGCCGTCAGCGCCTATTTTTCTGGGGGTAAAGCTAAAAAGGCGGCGCTACCAACAGATCGGGCTGCTGAGCAACATGCGGCTAATCAGAAGGCAGAAGCAAACATAAAAGCAGAGGTAGCCACAAAGGCTGTTGTGGAAGCAGTTGAAGAAGACTCTCCAGAAGAAGCCTTAGCGGCGCTCTGGAATACTGAGAAAAAGCCATGATCTTTGTACTGTTTTCACTACTTGCCGAAATCCCCGATCTTCCGGCCCCACATAATCCAGTGATAAACCAATGCGCCAAAGCGTATCCCGCACAAGCAGGTGTTTCTTTGCCTTCTGGGTTTTCAGAGGAAAACATTGCTAACTGTGGGGCGATCTGCTTCCCGACCTCTGATGGCGCTGATTTGATGAACTACAAAATCTACGCGAACCAGTTGCACACAGTCTGTACTGTAGAGCTTGATCAGCTACAAGAGGACAACCAGAAGCTTCAAGAAATCATCAATACGCCTACTCCATTCATGGAGCAACCAGTAGTGAACAGGTGGCTGGGCAGGGCTGAAGGCGCTGCTGTTGGTGTGCTGATTGGATTAGTCGCCTACCAGCTTTACCAAACACAACAAGAATAGGTACTCGCCTCAAAGCTTAGTCGCTGATATGATTCGAATATCTTGGAGGTACAAATGGGGAACCCACGTCCTGCTGGCGGCTCTCGCCTATCTATTAGACATGCAACTGGAACTGGAACAAGTGTAGCGGATAGCTTCCAAGAAGTGGAGGTCACTGTTCCACAAAAGGGCCTGATTAGGCGCATTCGCGCTGACGTCACGGCAGGTACAAGCATCAACCAAGTTGCTTTGGAAATCAGAGAAAGTTCTGGTGGTACTGGAAATGCAGTAGTTGCTGCTTACCCTTTGCAGTCAGAACCACTTGATGATGACTTGTCGGTTGGCCCGCTTTTTTATGCAGTTACCGCCTCTGGTTCTGAAATGACAGGGCCATTAGGGAAACTTATCGTAGCTGTCAAAGTAGACGATTCAACAGCAGACCACACTATTGCCATCAGCCTTGATGTTGAAGCTGTAGATTAGGGGGCAACATGGCAAACAGGACAACACCACCAAAGCCCTTAGCTTCTTCTCAATGGAAAGAGCCTGTAGCTGCCCCTGGTAACCTGCCAACAAGTGGGAACGAGCAGGGCGACATTCGAGAGGTACTTGACGATGGAGACGGCAAAGCAGCCATCTATCAGTGGGGCGGGTCTTCTTGGGTAAAGATCGCTGACCCAGACGCTGCGAGTGGTGGGTCTGGGACAGTCACAAGCATCACACCCGCTGCTGATAGCGGATCCGGTAGTGCCATTACTACAAGCGGCACGCTTACAACTACTGGTGGAACAGGAATCACCACTTCTGTGAGTGGCACGACAGTTACCATTGCTGCCGACAACAACGGTACAGTAACGAGCGTAACCCCAGCGGCAGATAGCGGTTCCGGTACCGCTATCACCACTAGTGGGACACTCACTTTTTCTGGTACTTCAAATGAAGTTGATACCAGTGTTTCTGGAACTACCGTAACTGTCGGATTGCCTACTAACGTCAGCGTTAGCGGGACATTAGGTACTGGCGATGCCATTACGGCTGCTAAAGTGGTGAATGGCGATTTTACTGGAATCACGCTTACAAACAACGATGACACAGCAGGCACCGGAGCCATGGTCGGTATTCAGTTCAATCTGAACGATACAGACGACGATCAGAATCTTCCAGCGGGTAAAATCCAAATCGTAAAAGAACAGTCGTGGACGACCGACAACGCCACTCACGACGCGCAAATGCGGTTTGAACTTGCAGAAGACGGTACTCAAGCTGAGGTTATGACTCTTACCAGTGCTGGAAACCTTAGCATTGATGGAGACTTGCAGCTTGGCGGCAACACTCTTGCTGACGCTGCAACAAACTCGATGATTGCGTCTGACGGCTCTGGAAATGTCTCTGTTGCGGCAGCTTCTAAAAACATTAGCCTTGCTGGGTTATCCATTCATTCACAAGGCATTCGCCAAGCATTCACGTCAATCGCTGCTGCTGGACCCACCAGCCTTACCACAGCCAATACTTGGATCGATACAGATTGTTCCTCCAACACGGTAAACCTAAACCTCCCAACAGCCGCATCTGCTGGGCCTGGGTTCTTGCTTTACATCCAAGATTTTAGTGGAACTATCAACTCTGGTGCTAGTAGGACTTGTGTAATCAACCGTGCTGGTAGCGATACTATTGGGGGGGCTACTTCTAAAACTATCTCCAGCGCAGCCGGGAAAGTCTGGCTGATTTCTAATGGTACAAATGCCTGGGGAGTCATTGATGAAGAAGGTACCTGATAGTAAAAATGGGTGACGGGGATAAAAGCCCAGTGTCCCAAATGCTTCCTTCCCAAATGCCGCCTTGGGCCTGGATTCTTATCTATGTTGCGGGAGGCGGTGCCCTGGGTGTGGGCGGGCTTGAACTTACCCACAGTTCTCACAAGCCAGAACCAGCCGAGGTTGTGCAACCAACATGCCCTGATGATGCTGATGAGCTAAAAAAAGCTAAACGGGAAATCAGGGATCTAAAGGCAGCGCACGAGAATATGGTTTCCAACTTCACTTTGCTCACTGATCTTCTCAGCAAGTGCAACTCCCAATGAAGTGGCAAGATGACCCAGTGTTTGTTGGCTGGCTTTTAGAGGCTAGATATGCGGTAAAGAAGGGCGGTAAGCTTAGGCCTTATCTAAGCTTAGGTCTTATCCTCTATATGTACGAGGCTTTTCAGTTAGGTAAACAACAGGCCGACTGATTTATTCATAATAACTAAACGCGATGGGTGCGTTTTTTAGTTCTAAAGCCTAAAACAAAGCAGGAGAAAGCCAATGTTGTGCTTAAAAGAAATGCCCACAAAAGCTGATGGCCGTTTGTGCCGTGCTACCCCACGCCGCGATGGAACCGGGGAGATCGCCTGGGACATTGATATTTCCTTCAATATGACGGATGAAGCAGACGCAGTCATTGCTAACCAATATGTGCCGGGGGCTTTGCAGTCTTGGCGTGCTGGACAGGAGGGCGCAAAAGGTTCCGTAAAGTCAAGTAGTGGCTACGATTTACTGCATGTGAGTATTACTGATGCGGGATCACCTACCCCGGAAAAGATTGCTTCTGGCCATGCTGACATTAGGCATTGCGTTGTCAACGTAAATGGGCAGGAGTCAGCACTTGTAGTAAGGCTTCGCCTGCATGGTTTGCTTCCCCACTCAGCTTCTGCACTTGTGTACAAGCTTGATGAAATCATCACTTTGGCGCTAGACACACACCAGCTTCACTTGTTTGGCGCAAGCGAGCCAGAGCCAGCACCAGAGCCTGAAAACGATCTATGCGGAAGAGTTGCATTAATCGAAGTTGACGAAGAGCAAAGCTTCTGCGGCTTGGTGGTTGAGCAAGGTGAACAGTCCTTGGTGGTTGAGACTATTGAGCTTGGCCGTATAGAGGTCACAGAGCCATATAAGATTGCCTCTTCTATTTTAGTGGTGCCACAACCCGGCTTCCATTTCGATGAACTTTTAGGTACTTATCAAGAAGAAATGGAGAAGATTGGGGGGCCTGCAAGCTGGCACGATCTGATTGAATCCATTGGAATGATGTACGCAAGCAATCAGATTGAAGCCCAAAAGGTTGATGGAGAGAAAGATTTTGCGTTTGAGCTAAATGGAGATGTAATCAAGAAAACCATCGTGCAGGTTTCTAATAGGATGAACGTTGGCTTATAAAGCAATAAAAGACATGGTGTTTTTTGAGGGTGGCTCGGTGAAGAAAACACTGAAGATCACGGCTGGCACCTTGTTGCAAGAAGCCCATTGGTCAGAAATGAATCCTGCTGACAAAGCCGCATTCCAAAAAATGGAAAAGCGACACAAAGCAAGCGCCCCAAATGAGAGGCTAGGGTTTTTCCACTATGGGGGAAGAATAAGGTCCGCTGTTTTCAACAAAGGAATCATTAGAACCAGGCGAGCAAAATGAGCAAAAGGCTTACGGTTCATTTTATATCTCTGGCTGATCCAAAACGGACAGTAGAAGATCCCGCGCTCGCAGCCCTAATGGAAAAGGGCTGGACGGTGGTTTCACACTTTGTGGTAGAGCGTGCAGGAATGCCTGAAATGGCATTTGTTCTAGCTCCCCCTGAATACGAACAGTCAAGAAACCAGCTTTCCACCAAAGCAGTTATGATTGGTTCGCTTATCGGTACATTGGTCGGCAGTTGTGCTGCCGCTTTGATCTCTTCTTTTTTTTGAGGTGTATATGAACTTTCAAAGTGTAGATATTGATAGCCTGATTCCTGATGACGCTAACCCCCGCGTTCACGATGAGAAAAACCTTGCTGCCATCAAGGCAAGTCTTGAAGAACACGGTCAGGTTGAGCCTTTAGTTGTTCAAAACAACTCTATGCGCGTCATTGGAGGAAACGGAAGGCTGAGCGTCCTGAAAAGCCTTGGAAAGTCTAAGGTTGATGTTGTCTTGCTAGACGTAAGTGACGAACAAGCACGCAAACTTTCTATCTCTTTGAACCGCACGGGTGAGTTGGCAGGTTGGGACGAGCAGACCCTTGCAAGCCACCTTCAAGCGCTGTCGCATGTAAGTGATGACTTTGATCCTACTTCCCTAGGCTTTAGTGGTGAAGAGATTGAGGGGCTTTTGGCGCAGTTTGCAGGAGACTTTGAGGCACTTAGCTTAGAGCCACCAGCGGAAGAGTATGTTGGTCAGGCTGCACCAGGCATTCCAGAGGGAGCTACCCCAGAGCATATGCCCAACAGCAGTGTTCGTATGGTCCAGCTTTTCTTGGATGATCAAACAGCCCCCATCTTTCAAATGTGGGTAAACAAGCTCTCTAAAGTGCATGATACTGACAACATCACGGACACTGTTTACCTGACTGTACAGCAGGCAGCGGAGTCTATTAAATGAGGGTTGTTGTCCGTTCAAAGATACCGGAAGAACAGATCCGGCCCTGGAAGGGCAAGCACCCACCTAAAGAGCATTACTCTTTTATTCTAACTGAATCATGTGATGTCTTTAGTTCGGACGGAACTCTTTTAGTCGGCTATCGGCGGGCCGCTATACCTGATGAAATCATGGATCAGGCTTACCCTGTCTACCATTACATGAAGCGTTTTAAGAGCGACAACAGGGGTGTTTACGCTGGGGAAACAAGGGTTCCGCAGCTATTGCCAGATGGCACCTTTTCCAAGCAAACAAGAACCAGCAATGTTTCTAGCTGTGTAGCTGGCTTTTTTGAAGCACAAGGTGGAAGGCACCCTTTCTGTAGACAGACAGCTTTCTTGAAGCACCACCCCGAAAAATGGGAACAAATACAGCCTTGTTTGCAGGAAGTAGCCAAAGTCTTCAAAAGTGTTTCATCTGCGAAATACAAGAAGCAGATGGAGTATGTAGAAAAAGCCCACAGTGCATGGATCATCCCAGAAACTCCATTTACAACGCTCACTATCAACAACTCTGTTGCTTCTGCTTACCATCAAGATGGCGGTGATTTGAAAGATGGAATGGGCTGCCTGCTTTGCTTTCGTAAGGGCGAATACAAAGGCTTTGAGCTAGTTATTCCAGAATACAGGTTCGCTGTTGATCTGCGGCATGGCGACGTAATCGTTTTCAACCCTTGCGTTTGGCATGGGAACGTACCCCCTTACGATACTGTTGGTGAAAAACAGGTGGATTGGGAGAGAATCTCGGTTGTTCATTATTACCGTGAAGGGATTTTAGGGTGTGATTCTCCTGAAGGTGAGCTTGCAAAAGCTAAAGAACGAGGAACATTAAATGGGTAAGGCTAAAATATTGGCAGCCGCCGAATGGTTGCCGTTAGATCAATTTGTTGATTGGGATAGGAACCCAAGAGACAATACCGAAGCAATTCCCGCTGTTGCAGAATCAATTAAACGATTTGGATTCGTATCCCCAATTGTGGTTTGGGAAGGCAAAAATCGACTGGTAGCTGGCCACACCAGAATGGCAGCGCTTAAATTACTTTTAGAAAAGGACCCAGAATTTACCCCCCCTTTCGCTCCAGGCCCAGGACTAATACCAGTAAGGCAGCACCAATTTAAAAATGAAGAAGATGCTAATGCGTATGCCATTGCTGATAATAAATTATCTGAAGCTGCAAATTGGGATTCAGAAATACTTGTGGGGCTTCTTCAAGAGCTAGATGCTAGCAGGAATATAGACCTAACTACATTGGGTTGGGGTAATGATGAGTTTGATGCTCTAATTGAAAATTTAGATATGCCAAATGGTCTATTTGATGGCCTTGATCTTGAACCAGATAAACTAGAGCGCATTGATGGCGTTTTAGACGATAGGGCTAAAACAATAGTATTGGTCTACACTTGTGATAAAGAGGAACAAGCAATCAAAACTCGCCTGAATATAGGTGATGAATCTAATTTAGAACATAAAAAAATGTTCCCAGTTAGAGATCTTGGTTGGGCAGAATTATGATACCAGAACTAGACAAAGGGTATTATCACTCCCCTAGGTGGAGCAATGAGGTTGCTGATTGTTCAATGCCCATGACATTTGATCAGTACAGTCTTTGTACTTGGGGGTGTTTGTATTGCTTCGCTGCCTTCCAAAAAGAATGTGGGGCAAGTCGAAGAGAAGCCTATTTAGCAAATAGACCTAAAGCTGTAAATGTTAAAAGTTTTAAGAAGCATTTCTTAGATCCTGATTCCTCTCAGTTTGGTGAATATATAAAATCTAAGAAGGTAATGCAGTGGGGCGGAATGGCAGATCCATTCTGTACGTTAGAAAAAAAACACGGCGTTGGCTTAGAAATACTTAGGTTCTTGAGAGAGTTAGACTACCCACTAACCTTTTCCACAAAGGGAACGTGGTGGGTTCGGGACGAACGGTATGCTGAATTATTTAGGAATAATCCTAAATGGACTGTAAAAGTCACCCTTATTACTCAAGATACATGGAAAGCTAAAATTGTAGAGCCAGGGACGCCCCCTCCTCGGGCAAGGCTAAAGCTTATTGAAGACATAACGAATTTAAACTGTGGTGGGGCGATTCTAAGACTTAGGCCGTTTATGATAGGGATCACATCTCCTGGCCATTTAGACCTTATTAGGGAAGCCCACGAACGCGGGGCTATGTCAATGTCTACTGAGTTTTTCTGTTTAGAGCAGCGCAGTAAAGGCTTGAAAGAGAAACTAAAAGTAATGTCAAGGGCCTCTGGGTTTAATTACTTATCTTTTTATAAAAAGTATAGTTACGCTCACGGTTATTTGAGATTGAATAGAAAAGTCAAAAAACCATTTATAGATGAAATGGACGACTTGTGTAAAGAAATAGGTATGCGTTTCTATGTTTCTGACGCACATTTCAAAGAGCGCAGTTGTGATTCAAATTGTTGTGGCCTAGGCCAAGACCATAATGCCAGCAAAGGGCAGTTTACTGAGGCTCTTCTAAAGTGTAAGAGAACCGGGAAAGTAACCTGGGATGACATTACCGCGAATGGCGAAATGGATCACTTGAAAGGCTTCTTGTGGAGAAGAGCTTCTGGCTTCAATACACGCGGAACAGACGCAAGGGCCAAGTTTTTAGATCATACAATGTATGACTACATGAATTGGTTGTGGAACAACCCAAATGCCGGGCAATCTCCATACAAAATGTTTGAAGGGATCATGGAACCAGATGGCACAGACCATAATGGCAATATCATTTATGTATATAATGGGGATAAAGCATGATTAGGCGCATTGGTGGCGTGAAACTATTCATTGGTGTGATCTCCCACAAGAGGGCTAAAAACGTCCCAAAAATGGAGAAGCTTTGCGGCCCAATGACTTGGTATGTGGGGGATGGTGAAGCCCAGGCATACAAAATCATGGGTGCCACTAATGTCATTGAGTCTGGCGGCCTATGCCGCAGCAGAAATGCCATCTTAGATGATGCATTTGCACATGATCTTCCAGCTATTGAGCTTAGTGATGATCTAAGGAGGCTTGAGGTTGCCTCTAATAAGGCTGAGAAGAAAGAAGCATCTTTAGATGATGCAGTAAGCCTCATGTCCAATGCATTGGAAACATCCGGTGCATATATGTGTGGAGTAGCGCCTACCGCTAATGCTTTCTTTTTCAACCCGAAAAAGCCGATTCATACCAGTGCGTTTGTGGTTGGTGATTTCATTATGGTGAAGCCAACAACGCTTAGGTTTGATGAAGAGCTAAGGTTGAAAGAAGACTATGACTATACTCTTCAGCATTTGATGAAATATGGTGTGATCGCCCGATGCAACGCAGTCTTGGCAACATTTGCTCACAGGACAAACAAGGGCGGCGCGTGCGATTACCGCACAAGTGAGTTGGAACAGCAAACCATTCGGCAACTGAAAGAAAAGTGGCCGGGAATGCTAAAGGACAACCCTAAGAGAAAAGACGAGATTCTTTTAGCCCTCTAAAATGCCCATTCTAAAAAAGAAAAAGCAAGTCGGTAAAAGTGGGAAAAGCGAGGGGCTGCATGCGCCTTGGTCCGTTCAGTTAGAACTGACAGAAGGGTGCAATCGGCTTTGCACTTTTTGTGGACTAAATGGGATCAGGGAAGCAGTTGGCCAGCCATACCACTTCATGGGCATAGAGGTTGCTGAACTTACCGCTAAACAGCTAGCCCAGCTTTGCCCTAATGCTCGCGTAGAGTTTGCAATGCATGGAGAGCCAACCCTACACCCAGAGTGGGAAGAAATAATCGGCCTTTTTAGGCGATATTTGCCCAATACGCAGTTTCAACTAACGACTAATGGTCGAACATGGATGCGGGATAAAAAAAGCAGAAACCCCGTAGAAACACACGCTATGAAAGCGTTTGATGCAGGCATTGATATTGTGATTTTAGACACATATGAGCCTGAAAGAACCAAGCTACAGCAACTTGCAAGCGAAGTTTCCAGGGTAAAGGTCTTAGACTTTTATGATGAGTGCATTCCGCAAGGGATCTCGCCCTATTACAACTACAAGAGGAAGATCACAGGTTTAATCATCGTTATGGATGACATTGGTATTCGTAGCGGCGAAAGCGGTTCAAGAACACTTATGAACCATGCGGGAAATGCCGCCGATCAGCCGATCCCTGATGAGCCATACAGCAGGACTTGTACGCAGCCATTTAGGGAAATCACCGTTTGCTACAACGGGAACGTCAATATCTGCTGCATGGACTGGGGCCATGAGTACACCTGTGGAAATGTGAAAGAAAGAACGCTTCACAGCATTTGGTGGGGGCCAGAGTTTACTGCGGCCCGTAAGTTCCTACAGCAAAAGGAACGTGGCTTTAGCCCTTGTGATAGATGCAATGCTAAAAGCGGCACCAGGGCTGGTCTTTTGCCTAAATTATCCCTACCAAACAAGGCTGATTTAGAAACAGTAGAAAACGTCCACAACAAACCGCAAAGAAACAAGTTGTCTCGGAAAATTTGGCCAAGCCTTAAGGGGAAGGTGATCGGTGGGTGAAACTAAACATTCACCTTGGGGAAGCACATTGATATGGGCTGATGTTCCTGGGAAATATACTGGGAAGTTGATGCGCATTGAAAAAGGTCAACGGCTTTCATTGCAGTACCATCAACGCAAAGAGGAAACGATTATCGTGTTGCATGGCCGTTTAGCTTTCGAGCAAGATGGGGCGCATACAGAGCTTGATCCAGGCATGGGGGCACATATCCCCCCTGAAAGCGTGCATAGAATGGGTTGTGCGGAAGGTTGTAACTACGTCATTGTTGCTGAAGTAAGCACACACGATGATGGTGATGTAGTGCGTATTCAAGATGACTATGGAAGGGTTTAGTTTTTCACACCCAAAAGACTCGATCTAAAGACATTCCCATCAGGCAATAGCCTCCACCCTGGCCTTCTTCCAAACCTGCCAGGTGCGCAGCTTGCCATGTCTACTTTTCCACCCAAACAGCCGCTTTCTTGTGCTTTTTTCAAGATCGCGCTTCCTATTGATCTGTACCAAGAGCGGACATTTTCTTGGGAAAACCAAGAATCAGGGCTAAATCGCTCATTTTTTAGCTCTACCCATATTTGAAGGCCAACAGGGCCAGTCTGTACAACAGCCGCAGTTCCAGTAAACTCATCATGTCCGCCAAAAAGCTCTAAAATGCTATTTGGTAGTGTTTTTTCGGCGTTTTCTAGGCATATGTCGTCCAAATCAAACAGAAGCCACTTTTGGCGTGCAGCAGTCCACTTAGATGGTCTTTTATAGGGGCCAACATTGACCCATTCAGACGGGCGCATGGATGAAACAGATACCAGAGATGTTGGTGACCAGTGTTTGCTTTGCTTTGTAAGGTCTAAATCAATGCAGCTACTCAATAAGTTGGCTTTTCCACGCGCTGATTCGCCTTTACTCCTGTTTTCGGACCATTTTAGGGCCTGTATTGGGCCGCCTTTTAGCCCTGAGCCAATGGACCGCTTTGTTTGAGCGGAGCCGTCAACACACACCCCAAATAACCTAGCCCCAACATGCCTATAAGAACGATCCGTAGTAGCAACATGACCGCCTATAGGAGTACCTTTACAACCTATTAGGTTTTTATTGTGCTGGTGACTAAAAAAAGGCGCGGTTTTGGGTGTTTGGGCGCTTTTAACCTTCTCTAATCTGGGGGTGTATAGTTGTGCATTTTGCTGGTTGTAGCGAACCGCAAACTTGGCCCCGCAAGTGAAGCACTTTGCTCCCCCTGTAGGGCTTGAGCCATTGCGCCACAAAATAAGTGAAGGTGATTTATCTGCGTGTTTGTGTTGGTGCCCAAGCGGGCAGCTAACGGCGGCAGTACGCTTGCCTGAATCGCACTGTAAGCCTCTTAGTGCGTGTGGCAGGCCAACCACCCCAACTAAGGGCTGTTGAGCATTGTGCGGCTCACCAAAGGCTTCAAAAAAACCTGCATCACGGCAAAGTTTTGCACACCTAATGTAAGATTTCTTACCATCTTCAGTGAGAAGTAGGTGCCTACCCCACTTTTGCCCTCGTTTTAGGCTCCTGATCTTTGCACCCATAGCAACTGCACTTTTGAGCTTTACTTCAAGCCATGGGATTGCTTTCTTTGATTGGTGCCAAGCTTCGCTTGCTGCCCACCTACTGATGCCTTCAATAGAGGATAAATAAGTTGGGCATATTTCTATGTACCAGAAGCCATTTTTGAGCTTTTGCATGGTGTTTTGCTTGAGTTCGCCGAAAACCCAGTACAAAGCACGATTAGCCCGAGATACAGATGTGTCCGGGCACGCTAGATTGTAGGCATTACTGGATTGTAAGCCTACTAATGGGCTGTTTTCACCGAGCGTAGAGCCAGCAATAGTTGTTGACAGTACGCTAGGGTGATACGATTGCAATGTGGCTGCTTTGGCAGTCACTAACACTACTCCACTACTGGTGTTCGCCTCGCCTGGGCCGTTAACCTGGGCGGGGCATTGTTTTATTTATAGGCTGCTGGTGGCAAAAACGCACAAAAGATGCGAAAATTGCTGAAAAGACCTAAAAGAACAAGGGGGAGGAGCGGGTTGCCCTCCTACATTTGCAACCTTGTCGTTCCCACCCGACGATTGCTCCTCCCCCTTCATTTTTATGAGTAAAACAATCATCAACGCCAGGGTTGATTCAGAGCTTTCTCTTGATCACAAATCGATCCCAAAATCTCTTCGTTGGGCGATTGCTCAGCACTTTGTAATCAAGAACCCAGAGTTGGAGAAGAGGCGTAAGATTGGATTGGATAGTACCCATGTTCAAAGGCACGTTAATTTTTATAGGATGAGATCAGGCCCGACTTGGGAAGAGGAGATGGTGCTGCCCAGGGGCGCATACACAACAGTTTCTTCACTCGCTAGCAGGAATGGCGCGTCTATCAATGTTGATGGGAACATCAAGGTCACTAAAAGATCTTGTGATTTAGTGCCCCTAATGGATTTGGGGGTGAATCTTAGGGATTACCAACAGCAGGCTGTAAAGTTGATGCTAGACAGGGTCCAGGGCTACATTGCATTGCCTTGTGGTGCCGGGAAAACTGTCCTTGGTGCGGCTGCTATTGTGGCTTCTGGCCAGCCTTCTATTGTTTTAGTGCATACGGAAGACTTGTTGCTTCAGTGGTGCGGTGTATTTGAGAATATGTACGCTTGCGATGTGCGTAAAGTGAGTTCAGGTGGTGGTGATTACCGATGGCGGCCACTGAAAGACGACGAGATTTGTGTGGCGATGGTTCAGACGCTTCATGCTAACCAACTGAAGCGTGGCCCATTGCTCAAATCAGCAGGGGCAGTATTACTGGATGAATGCCACCATGCGCCCGCAGATAGCTTTAGGTCCTTGTTTAAAGAACTACCTGCTCGCTACAGGTGGGGCTTAACCGCGACACCTGACCGGCCTGATGGTTGGGGGTGCCTATTGCCAATGTTTATTGGGCCGATGTTGTACTCCATGAAGCCCAGGCATTTGGTGGAACAGGGCTTCCTAATCATGCCTTCTATCGTCCCTATATCGACTGGTGTAAGCGTGCCTTTGAGCGCATGGGGAAAACAGCACGGCGGGACTAAGAAAAGCGCAAAAGCGCTAAACTACCTGTGCGACGATGAAGAGCGTAAGGAGTTGCTTGTAGAAATCTCCATGATTGGTGCTGAAGATGGACGAACCTGCCTAATTTTGGTGCCTCGCGTAAAGTTGGCCTATTGGCTTGCAGACCAAATCTCTATGCGTGGAATAGACTGCAAAGCAGTTACCGGGAAAATGCACAAAAAGGCCAGAGAAAGGGCACTATCAGATCTTAGAAAAGGAAGGCTACAGGCTGTTGTTGCTACGCAACTAGCTGACGAGGGGCTAGATGTTCCGAACTTAGACTTCTTAGTAAATGCTAGCACTGGGAAGGCTGGTGGCAGAGCAATACAAAGAATTGGCCGAGCTATGAGGGTTTGTGAAGGAAAAGCTACCCCTGTGGTGGTAGACTTAGTGGACCAAGATCCGGTTTATCATAGGCAATGGCAGGCTCGCGCCCTTGCCTATAGGAATGCGATAAACGCGAAAATACCAGCCCTGGTTTCTCGCACTAATGCACTAAGCGCTCTGTTAGAGGCGCTGAAAAATACAAGGAAGAGGTGATTGTTGGCAAAGATTAGAATCAATGACGAGGTTGAAACGCATGATGGCAGAAAGGGATCTGTCATTGAGCTTTTCAATAAGTGGGGCCACCAGAGGGTGAAGGTAATCTTCAAGCTTGGCAAGGTTAGGGAGATCATAGACTACCCACTAAAGAATGTAAGGCTCATTAAGCCAGACACTACGCGGTCCAAAAAAGGCACATACAGTATGACCAATAGGGTTGTGCGCTAACCTTTTTAGTGGTAGGGTGTTTGTGTGTTTAGCCGGTAGGAGGGTAATATGGCACAAGTAGAAAAGTATGATTACCGCCCCCATATATGGGGCGGCCCAGGTGGCGAAATCTTTGTGCGGTTCAAGGGATCAACGATCTCATGCACATCCAAAGCAGATGCAGAGCATCTTGTTGAGATCCTTAGTGACGATATTTTCAAGGATCAGCGAGTTGTCCCAGCACCTAGTCAGTTCACACACCTATTTGAAGAAACTATCCCTGAATATGTGATGAGCTTCATTGTGGAGGTGAGTGATGGGTAGATTCTTAATCGCTATCGAAGTGTTGGGTAAAAACAGCAGATCAGTAGGGATTTTCTCAATAGAAATCCAAGCGGAAAATAGAGAGGCTGCCCGTGCAGCATTGCTAAAGCACAACCCATCTGACGTGGTGGACACAATCAAGTTCTGCAATATCCAAATCACTGCCATCACCGAAGGAGGTGGGTGATGTTTAGGCTATCTTTGCTTTTTAGTGTTTTATTGAGCGCCTGCTACATCCCGCCCAGGCCATTGAAGTCTTGGGAGGAAGATAGGCTGCATAGACGAGGTAATGCAGTGCCTTGTTCAGCATTTATGACAGGCCAGAATATGGGCAATGCTGGCCGTGTAGTTCGGGTAACAAGTAGAAGCGTGACGATAAAATCTAAGGATGGTTTTCACTATAGTATCCCATGCAACTAGCCGGACACTTTTTGGCATGCTGGTGAAGTATAAGTAGTCAGTGACCGTTGCGGATTTTGGTGCGTAACCCTATAAGGGTAATAGCCGGTAGGAGGGCAACATGAGGCGTTTTCGCCCAAAAAAGACTATTGCGCCCAGATATGACGATAATCATATTGCGGGTTTGCCTGATGGCGCGATGGTCCTAAGTAACAGTGAAAGGCGCGAAGCCTGGTGCAGTAGGCGGTGGATGTTTTCGTATGGGCGCAGCCTTGCGACACCGCCAAGTATCGCCATGCGTTGGGGATCTTTCTACCACGCCATACTTGAGGACATTTACACACACTGGGCGATTACGCGCAGCGTAGACGGTGAATCATGCGCATATAAGCCCGAGTACATGCTCATCTGTTCAGGTGTAGAACATGGTAGGAACCACAATGCAGATTGTGAAATGTGCCACGGGACTTCTTTAGGCCCGCTTGCGCGTATAAGGGAAGAGGTTGATAGCAACCGGGATTACTGGGACAGTTTTGCGGAAAAGTATGGTGGTGCAGACGGCATCATACAGTCGCTTTACGACGCTGCTTCTGGCTATCTAAAGCGCTATGGAGACAAAGGGCCTGAGAACTACGACATTGTGGGTGTAGAGGTGCCAGTGTGCCTGCCTGTAAGGCACCCAGATACCGGCAAAATATACTCTTCCCAGGTGCCTGTTGTAGAAACAGCAGCAGGCTGGAGGGTTGCTTCTTTTAGAGAAAAACAACCATGGAAAATGGTGCGCCTTCCTTGGTACCAAGTCGGCAGACTTGATGCGATATTGCGCCATAAGAAAACCAACGATGTATACGTTTTAGAGTTTAAGACCTCTGCAAACCCACTTTCGTATGGCAAAGACCTCCACTTAGACAACCAAGTGCCAGGCTATGTCCTAGCATTATCAGAAAATAAGACATTCCCAGGAACAGTAAAAGGGTACGTTTGGGACGTTTCATCCAGCCGCAAGCACGCTACACCAAGAGTGCTAAAGAATGGGCGGCTCTCCTTAGCTACGTCCCAAACGTGCCCTAGCTGGAAGTTTGAGGAAAGCATGCGGGCGCTTATGGAAAGCAGCGTTAGCCTGGATGTTGAGTATGTTCAGTCAGCTAAACAACTTGTGCATGACTTAAAGGAAAAGGTAGACCCAAAGCTTTATCACCGTGAGTGGGGGCACCCATCTGCGGAAGTGCTTGATCGGTATCGGCGTGAACTGTTTGTTGATGTTCAGCGGTTTGCGAAAATGTACAGATCTCTTGTCACGGCAGAGACAGAGCAGGATGTGTTGAGCGGCTTTCCTCGTGTGCCATTTTGCCGTGGCCCAGGCTCAAGCTGTTCATTCGCTGGCATTTGTATGGAGGGGGGCCATTCTCTGGATCAGATGATCGAGGGCTATTTGGGAATGCCTAACACTGGTTTCATTCAGCGCGAAAAACTTCAATGGCTACATAGAAATGCTGGTTTATCCAGTGAGGAGAATACCCAATGTCCGATGTTTTAGAATACAAACAGGCACATGAGTTGCCGAAAACTGCGAAGCTGCTGTTTCTGGGAGACAGTGGTTCAGGCAAGACCAGGCTCGCATGCCTTTCACCAAAGCCGGTGGTTTTGTTAGTTGAGCCTAATGGCTTGATGACTATTCAAGCGACTAATCCGCAAGCGGTTGTGGTAGAGGCAGATTCCTTAGACAAGGTGTATGCGTTCTTCAAGGACTGCTTCAATGGCAGGCTTAAGGAACTCACTGGGTGTGAAACCATTGTGATCGATAGCCTTACAGAAATGCAGAGGCTTATTAAAGACGACATTATGAAGCAGAAAGGTGCCACGCCTGGTGCCGCAGCAAAGTTCACTTTGGCTGATTGGGGGCTGCTTACGGATCGTATGCGCAAGATGATCCGCACAGTCCGTGACCTGCCTTTTACTGTCGTGTGTACTGCCCTTGCTCAATATGAGTTCGATGAGGCTACTGGTACTCGCCATGCGATGCCTTCGTTTGAAGGGCGAAAAATGCCTAACGAGATCTGTGGGTACTTTTCAGCAGTCGGCTATGTGTTTCGGGAACAGGTGGTGCAGGACGAGGCAGTGCATGTCCAACACCGTGTAATGTTTCGCGGCCCTTCAAACTATATGACTAAGAGCCTTCCAGGGCTTGACGCTGTGGAAGAGCCGAATGTAGGAGCGATTTTAGAAAAGATTGGTGCAACGGGGCCGGAAGGCACCCAAGATGTTGCGCCGGATCCAAAGAAGAAAAAAACAAGTTCAACCGGACGCCGTAGGCGCCCAAACAACAACCAAGTCAGCCAGTAGGAGGTACTAATGGCTTTAATGATAAATCCAGTTGATGAAAATGCGGGAGGCGGAGCACCGCGCCGACCAGAAATCCGTGCAGGGCAAAAGGTCTTGTGGGCGGCAGGCACCAAATGGGGTGAGTCGCGAGCAGGCAACGTAAAGATCGACGTGCGCTTTGTGTGTGTTGATGATCCCGATGGCGGCACTGATGTAGGTGCTTTTATTTGGGACACATTTACGCTAACCGAGCGTGCTGCATGGAAGCTTGCCCAGTTTGCGCGTGCTTCAGGTGTGCAAGAACCATGGGATGCGGAGAACCAGCAGGCTACGGACAACATCCTTACCGCCACCCCGATCTTAGTAGATTGTGAGCCGGAGACTAGAGATGATGGTTCGGTGAAAATGCGATGCCAGCGATATAAATCGTGGAGCGGAGACATTACAGAAAATATGGAACGCCTTGTGGCTGATGCTGAAGACTTTCACTTGAAAGGCATTGCTAAAGCTAACCAAAACCAAGAGGCAGACATCCCGTTCTAAGTAGTAGCGGCTACTAGTTTGGCTTTAGTCCTTGCTCCTGGGCATGGGAGCACGCGCAGGAAGGCATGGCGTGGACGAAAACAGATGCCTTTCACCAGGAGTATGTAGTGAGTAATCAAGATCGTGTACTTCGTTCTTGGTTTTGGGTGGACAGCAAAATAGCTGGACTATGCCCAGAGGCGAAGCTGAAGTATTTAGAGTTAGTTTCCCGTGCTGATCGCGATGGGGTTGTAGAAATAGTTGCGCCAGATTTCCTTTCCGAGCTTTGTGACATAGGAGAGTTGTGTGTTTGGCGGGTAGGTGAAGGCGGCAGGATGTTTGCCTGGATACCTAGGTTTAGTTCCGATCAGCCCTCTTCTGGTGCCCTGAAGGTTGCAAGAAACCCCGACTTGCCAGCACCCCCAAAATCCAAAGTCATGGATGTGCTGAATATCAGGCGCGGCTATGCGGGTAAGGTGACAGAACAGGCAGCTAAACAAGCATGCCCAAGAGCATGGGGGATATCTAAGGGCGCTGGAGTTGCTTCTACAAGTGCAGATGTACAGCATGTATTTGAAGAATGGCGGAAACTACAGAAGCGGCCTAATGCATGCAAGCTTTCCCCGGCAACCAGGGACAACATTAGGGGGGGGTTAAGAAACGCAAGTGCAGAACAGTTGGTAAACCTAATTCGTTATGCGTACAAGGCTGATGAGCCTGGCCCAAGGTGGTGGAGGGGTGACAACCCTAACGGAAGAACCTACCTGGGCTTAGACAACTTGTTTGTAGCAAAGAAAATAGAGTCACGGTTGCAGATGGTGGAGGCGTGGCTTGATAGGCAAGGCCCTGCTGTTCAGTCTACTGATGGCACTGACCTCGGCCCAATGGCAGCATATAGGGCACGCCGCCCGTCACCCAATGGTGTGGCGAGTGGGCGATCACCAAATGCAATGGTGAGCAATACGCAAGCGCCACAAGCGCCCGCAGGCACTAAGACCAGCCCTAACCCACGCCCTAAGCGCCTAAATGCGCAGTGTAGGAAAATGCTTTTGCTGTTCCAACAGCGAGGAGATCGTGGGGTAAGGACTTCAGAGCTTGCTGGAATAGCCTTGAAGTATTCAGCCAGAGTGTCAGAGCTTAGGGGGCATGGCTACGCCATTGTCTGTGATGAACGCGCTTCAGATGGAAACAATCTTTATGTAATGAAAACGGGGAGCAAAGGTGCCGAAAACGTGGATTGAGGAACTAAAGAGTGCAGATGTTTGGCGTGTAGGCAGTAACCTCAACCTAAAACGGACGAGGGGCAATGGGCTTTCTCCGTGCCCCAGGTGTGGCGCAGAAACGAGGGGGAGCACTGATCGTAGGGGGCCTATTGGGGTCAACTCAGAAGGTACTGGGTGGCGTTGTTTCCAGTGTGATGCATCAGGTGATGCTTTGCAGTTGGCTTCATTTGCTGTGGAAGGGAAAACTCTTGCAGAAGCAAGTCCTGACGGCAAAAAAAGAGTTCAGCAAAAAATGCAGGAATGGGGAATGCTGGGAAACCAGAATAACAAGTGGGGGGGTGCTCAGATTACAAAAGCGATTCCTGCACAGAAACCGAAAAGTGCAGGCCCTTCCTACTTCAATAAGAAGTTTGCCTGGCACAAGAACATCTTGGCAGAGTGTGAGGACAGCCTGTGGTCTGCCGATGGTGCCCAGACACTTGCGTACCTTCAGTCACGCGGGTTCAGGGAAGAGACTCTGAAGGCTTGGTATATCGGTGCCCTCTTGGTCAGAGACAATGCTGGACAGGTAAAGGAGCAGTACGCTGCTATTCCAGTATTAGACAAGAGCGGCAAGTGCGTGAACATGCGCTTTAGGAGTGTTCCTGGCCCATGCCTTTACTGTTCTGGGGATGGGTGTAAGCGATGTCACAATACCGGGGAGGTAAAGAAGATCTACCTACGCTGCCCAGGTAGACCAACCACCCTGTTTGGCATCAAACAAATCAAAGAGGATCCATGTGCGGACATCATTATTTGCGAGGGTGAGCTTGATGTGGTTGCCATGTGGCAGTTCGGGGTGCAAGAGAACGTAGTTAGCGGTACAGCGGGGGCAGGCACTTGGGCAGATGAATGGCTGGATGTATTGGAGCCATACGAACATTTCATATTGGTTTATGACGTAGATGACGCTGGAGATAAAGGCGCAAAAACTGTCGCTGATAAGCTTGGCCGTGATCGGTGCAGTAGAGCAAAGTTGCCAGAAAATGATGCCGCAGAATGTCTGAGGCAAGGGCATTCCCCTAAACGGGTCATTGCATGTTTGGAAAACTCACAACCATTGTTGGAAGCGGGATTGGTCAGGGTTGACGCTTATACTTTAGAGGTAGAAAAGCTAGTAAGCTCACCACAAGCACATAGAGGCCTTCCAATAGGATCGCAAAAAATGGACGAAGCCCTTGGTGGGTGGAGGCCAGAACTGATTGTCGTCACTGGCGACACAGCAGCAGGGAAGACGAGCTTTGCGACCTGGCTAGCACTGGAACAAGCGAGGCGTGGTGTCGGGGTTTTACTGACCTCATTTGAGCAACGACCCATAGGAACCGTGCAGAAACTACTGAGAGCAGAAGTCGGCGGTGACTTCACCCTAGTAGATGCGGGAACAAGAGCGTCAGCGATGGCGACCCTTGGTTCCCTACCTATCTACATGGTCGATCATTATGGTGAGCTTGCGTCAGATCAGATGCGTGACTTGCTGAGCTATGCATCGCGAAGGCGTGACATACGGTGGGCAATGATTGACCACTTAGGGTTTATGGTCCAGGGTGCAGATGATGAGCGCAAAGCTATTGAGGCCGTAGTTCGTGACTACGCTACGCTATCAGTTCAGCTTGGTATGACTATTGTTCTTATTTGCCATCCGAACAATATGTCTATTGCGCAGCAGCGACGTGTAAAGCTCGGTGACTTGAAAGGAGCCAGTGCTATCAGACAGGATGCTCATACTGGTATTGTGGTAGAGCGTGTGCTCCCAGGGCGTACTGTTGAACACCCGGCAGCAGCCGTTCACATAGATAAATGTAGAAGTGAGTTTGGCTTACAAGGCGCACGACTTACTTTGTTCTATGACCCGCAGGCATGCGTTTATGCTGATTCGTGGGGTGAGACACCCGCTGGAAGATCAGGAATGAACGGTGGTTTCCCAATGCCTGCCCCCTGAAGGGGGTGTCGCACAAAGTTAGCCTTTGAAGTTGTTTATAACGGTGCCCGTGGTATTATAAATGTGATGGCGGCATGGTGCTGCTATTTCTTGTAGGAGGGTAATCAAATGAGTACCGTAGAACAAAATAGTCGAGCACAGGGCATCGTTAGCGATTTGGCTAAGGGCCTTGGGTTCAGCGTATGGTGGCAGTTCAATAGCTGCTACATCACCCCAGACGAGTTGCGAGCAAGAGTCGCAAGGGCAGGTTTAGATGACACGAAAGTACCTGATATTGATCCTGATACTGCTTTGAAAGCAGCAGTGCGTGAGTTCCGTAAGCGGAAGGGCAAGAGAACCATTTGCCAAGCTGAAGTTGTGGCTGAGGATGGTGCCTATATTAAGATCGGCTTGCTATTTCATAAGCGAGTTTCAGATGATGAAGTAGCTAAGCGGCAGAACGAAACCCTTATTTGGGATCGTCATGCACGAAGCTGGGCTGATCCTGGGCTTTCGGCCTATGCTGATGAGCTTAGAAAGCGCATCAGTCACAAGCAGGCATTTTACGATGGAAACGCTGTGCGTGACCGCATTGTAATGCCGATGCTCTCAAGGTCTTGTGGCTTTTCGATCAAGAAAGGTTGGTACTTTGTCCCAACTGAGTTTGAGCCGAATGTTGCAGAAGCACAGCAGGCTCTTGCGGGCATGGATTCGTTCAGCTTGCATGTAGCATCTGTTCCAGATGGTCATGGCTGGGAACAGCCGGTTGCCGCTGGAGTATCTGAGTCACTTGGCGATGAGCTTGAGGCCATTGGTGAACAAGTTGAGGGTTGGATGGAGATGTCACGCCGCGTGCGTAGCGATACCATTGAAACCGTCATGGGGCGCTTTGAGAACATCCTCAAGCGAGCCAGCACCATGGAGGCTGCGCTTTCTGTTTCTTTGGGAGATCTTCAAGATCGGGTCAAAGAGATGCAAGTGCGAGCCAATGAGGTGATTGATCTCAAAGAAGAAGAGCTAAATGCTGGACCTAAGCAGCCGACAGTGCGTGAAACGCTGGAGTTGCTTGAGAAGGCAACAGTCCTTCAATCATACGCAGCCATTGTCGGTGAGGAGCCGCCTGCCGACTACAATGAGCTTCTTGATAACCTTGCGGATCACATGGAAGCGTTGAACGCAGCATAGAACTGAGGGGGGTGAAAGCCCCCCTTTTTCTTGTGCTGAGCGGTGCGGTCGCACAAAGTTGTTTTATGATATTTATCTAACCGTTGCCGTGTTATAATTACTTTAGAAACCTAAGCCGGTAGGAGGGCATCATGGGTACTAAGAACCTTGAAACTCACAACTTGCTCGGGGGCGATTTGCCTGCCCACGACGCATACCAATCTTTGATGACGGTTCGTACAGAACTGAAGTCAGCGCTGATCAATAGGAACCAAGAGATTGATAGCGCGATCATGGCGCTTCTTTGCAAGCGGCACGTTCTTTTCCTTGGGCCTCCGGGTACGGCGAAAACAACGATGTTTTACTTGATCGCCAAGGCTTTCAACTTCCAAGGGGATGATGTATTCAAGCGCTTGATTACTGCTTTTACTCTTCCTGAAGACTTGTTTGGCCCGCTGGACTTCGGCAAGTTTGAGAAGGGTGAGTATGTGCGCAAGACGGACGGCTTTCTGCCGCATGCGAAGTTTGCTTTGAAGGATGAAATCTTCAAGGGATCCGATCCAATCCTGAATGCATTGCTCACTGCCGCTGAGGAGCGGGAGTTTGACCAAGGCGCAGATCGTATCGGTATGCCTCTTGAGACGATTATTGGCTGCTCAAACGAGTACCCACAGTCAAGCATTCTAGATGCTCTTTATGATCGCTTCATGTTTAGGGAGTGGACGGATTACCTTAGTGACCGTGGGGCACGCCGCGAGCTTCTTATGATGTCCCGCAATGGGGCTAAGCCAGATGTAAGCGAGCAGATGAGTGTGGAAACGAGAGAGCTTCTTCAAGAAGTGACATCAAAGGTTGTGATCCCTGAAAGCGTGATTGAAACCATGTTGGACATTTGGGATAGCTTGGAGATCAAGTCTGGCGTGAAGCTGAGTGATCGTCGTTGGGCACAATGTCTTGCAGCGGTGAAAGCGCATGCAGTGCTTGAAGGCCGCACTATCGCAACGGATAGAGATCTAATGGTGTTGACGCGAGTGATGTGGAACCGCCATGAAGATCGCCCGGTAGTGTATGAAGCGGTAGCGAACCATGCATGCCCTGGAATCGTGAAGGTTGCCAAGGTTATGGATGGCGTGACTCAGCGTTACCGCGACTGTGATCTCAAGGCTCCTGGCGTTGACCACCTTGGTGCTGTACTTCAAGTCATCAAGATGGGCCAAACAGAGCTTGAGCGTATCGCGGATTCAAGTGCGATTGACTTGAATGATTACGAGTACAAGGTGGCTGTTGATAAGCTTGTCGCCATGCAGAAATCAGTTGCAAGGGCTATTGCCAAGAACACCGGAGCATACGGTATCAAGTAGTCATACTTAATGCCGCGTGAAGTTTTCTTCTAACGCGGCGCGTGGTATACTGTTATCAGTAGGAGATAACAATGAGCTTTTCAGAGTGGGATAATAGTACTCAGGATCTAGACCTGACCCTGCGCTTGGATAAGTGGCTCCACTACCTAAGTGAGAGCCGCATCCAGTCGGTGCCTGAACTTGGCATTTCAGTTACCAGGATGTCTAATATCTTGAAAGGGGATGTGTTGGGTTCCAACACTGGCGTTGATTTCGCTAAAGAAGCTCAGCGTATAAGCCGGGTTAGCGAGGGAACGACTAAAGAGGTGTTTTCTAAGCTTTACTCTTCCAGGGACTTAGAGCAAGTTGAGAACCCCGGTACTGGAACTGAGGTTACTCAGCGTGCGCACGAGCTTATCTCTTCATTGCCAGAGTTTGAATCATTGCGTAGGCAAGTCCAGGGCGATCCTGACATCACTGCGCTGGCTACCGGAAAGATGATGGAAGCCTTCAATAAGGCTTTGCCTTCGTTGCTTGAGGGTATGAAGGAAGAGAAGAAGCAAGAGCAAAAGAGAAAGGCACAAGAGCTTTTAGGGATGCCGCCTTCACCAGCAGGCCAGGAGCAAACCCCTTCTGGAACAGATGAGTTTCGTGCAGCAATGAGGTCAGCTTGCAATGATGCAGGCCAAGAGGCGGCAGAAGTGAAGTCAGCAATGGCTGGGCTGAAGCCTGGTTATGACCAAGCCCCTGCGATGTTTGCGCAGCAAGACAATACGCGCCTTGAGTTGGCAAAGAAGCTTAGCCGAAATGAGCGCCTAAAGAAGTTGATGAAGCTTGCTGGAAGGTTGCGCCGGTTGTCAGAGGCTTCCCGTAAAGAAAGAGATCCGAGCGGTGTTGGTGTCATTACTGGTGTGACTCGTGGCGATGACTTCATGCGTATGCTGCCAAGCGAAATGGCAATGCTGAAAGTGCCACAGATGAGGACCTATCAGCTTGCTAAGCTTGCCGAGCGCAAGATGGCTGAGTACCGCATGGAAGGTGTAAAGAAAGAAGGCCGTGGGCCAATGATCGTAATGGTTGACACCAGCGGAAGCATGGATTCATGCGATGCAGGATTGTGGGCTTCAGCTATCGCGTTGAGTTGTGCGGGAGTCGCACAGAAAGAAAAGCGCCCCATTACCTTCATTGGCTTCAATAGGCGGGTGACTTTCGTTTACTCGATCAACGCTAAAGGCGAAGCCTTTGAGTACGACGTGAAGAAGCTGACGGAAAGCACCAAGCTTGAGGGTGGTGCTCCCCAAGTATGCATTGCACTGACCAGCATGCGGTTTCAGGGCGGCACTTCTTTTGACGCGCCCTTTGAGGCAGCGATTACTTTGAATGCTGAGCTAAACCTGTACTCTTCAAAATCAGACTTCCTGATCGTTACTGACGGTGAAGCGGAGATCAGCCCATCAGTTATGGAGAAGCTTGAGTGGGCCAAGGAAGAGAACAATACGAGGGTTTATGGTCTTGCGGTTGGTGGCGGGAGCTTTTCATATGCGCTGAACCAACTGTGCGACAAGATCGTTGATGTGGACCAGATCTCACGCGAAGAGGAGGTGGCAAGTGTCATCCCTTGATGAGCGTTGGGCAGCGAACGAAACTGCAAGTCGTATGGCTCTGCTGACCCTTGTGTCGCAAGTTGAAGATTTGTCTCACTGGGAGCCTGTTGGGGCTTTTATTGAGGACGTGCGTATGGCCCTGTCAGAAGGCGGCTGTGTAGCTCACACCGATCTTGCCAGGGTTGCACGGTGGGCCAACCGCTGGACGCGCTTAGATCGCCGTTTGAGGGCACTATACGCGAGCGCCTTGCAAGATCCCGATGTGCGCTGGGCTGCTGAAGCCGGGATGTGGGCGATTCTTAAAGGCGGCCCTACCGCGAAAGGCAATGTCTACGCTGTGCTTAGAAACAGGTGGCAAGAGATTTATAACGAACCACCATCCATTGAAATCATCCCTATTAGGTTAGTTCACCCATGAAGATAGATGTAAATTTGCTTGATACAACGTGCGCTTCTTTCAAGAAGTTCCTGGGTGGTCTTGGTTATAAGCAAGCTCACGATGCGCCGATCAAGGGGATACATTTCCCGGACGCAGAAGGTGAGCAGGCACCAAGCTTTCCATTGAAGTGGCACACAGACACAAGGGGTTCCCTAATAGAGCTTTGGAGGGCTTCTTGGGAATTCAACAATTCTGACCGTGCAGTAGGCCAAGCATATGTGAGCACGACCCTACCGGGCGTCGTAAAAGGCTGGCACTGCCACTTGAAGCAGACAGATAGATTCTTTTGCGTGCGTGGCAAGATCATGCTTGTGACCTGGGATGCCAGGAAAGCATTTATGAACGACAGGCCTTTGTTTACCTTTGAAACGAAGGTGCTTGAGGCGACCAGATCACCAGAAACAGTTTGTATTCCCCCTGGAGTAGTCCATGGGTGGAAGGCATTGGGCAACGAAGAGGCTTGGGTTCTAAACCTTGTAAGCCACGAATATGACGGAACCGATGAGTGGAGGGCTGATCCCCACTCGCATGAAGAGTTCAACTGGAACAGGAGTGTAGACGGATGAGTACAGCACAGATTTTCATTGCAGCGTACATCATGGGGGTCTTCTGTGGCCTTGGCTGGGGTTTCGCTGCTGGTGCCGCACAGAAAGATAAAGAAACCGGGAGACAAAATGGATCATGGAAGCAACGCTAAAGAGTGGGCTTGGGTCTTACAGAATGCTGCGTTGATAAAGAACACAGCATTGAAAGAGGCACGCAAGTCAGCGTTAGAGTTTGAAGACATACACAGCGCCCTGATGATCAGGGTTGTGGAAAAGCTAAAGAACTTTGATGCTGACAAAGGCACAGCAAAGACCTGGCTTTACTGGCAGGTTCGCGCTGTGTGTTCAGATCTAAGAAGTAGTGAAAAACGAAACAGCCATGCACTGATTGAGATCGAACCTAAAGACAGCAGCAACCCTCAAGGCCGTATGCATGCCGCTGCTGAAATAGCAATCATTCGCCCTTTAGCAACTGAAGGTGAATGGGATTCAGTATTCGCTAAGTTTGAGGGGCTTAGCGGAAAAGAAACAGAAGCAAGGCTTGGCATTACTGCCTTCTCTTCACGAAAGAGAGTTTTACGCTTTGCCAATAAAGTAGAAAGGAGATCGCCATGAGCGAAAATACAGAACCAAACCTTTTGTTGAGCCTTATGTCTGAACATTCAAGAACGCTTCCTGTCAATCACATTTTTGGCGAGCTTGCCACGATTTGGTTGGAGAAGAACCCTAAAGCATCGAACCGCGATCTCGCTGCCCACCTGGGCATCAAGCCGCAGCAATGTTCGCAGTGGAAGACAGGATCAGATGGTAGGCGGCCTTCATGGGCTGCGTTGGTCATGCTGGCAGCAGAGTTGAATAAAGAGATCGTAATCAACTCAGACCGGATTTACATCAAGCGTCGGCGCAGGAGAGACAGTGAGCCACGCGAACAGGGGTAAAGCCTGGGAACAGCATTTAGAGATGTACCATGCTCGCTATGAGGCGCAGGGTCGTGCGGTCGTCATTAGGACACCGCCCCCCATGCGCATACTTAGAAAAGCGAGTGGTGGGACATTTGTGGCCTGCTACGAGAAAGAAGGGCCGCCTGACTATGTGCTGTTGACCAACGGTTCCCCAGTCATGATTGAGGCCAAAGAGTGTTCTGGCCCAAGGTGGGCATTGAAGAACTTGCATGAGCACCAGGCAATACGAATGACGCAATGGTCTAAGCAAGAGGGGTTGAGCGCAGTCATCTTGCACCACAAGCCGAGCAAGACCTACTGGACATTGCCCTGGGAACGATTGCGACCCGTGTGGGAGCGCTGGCATATGCAGAAGCAACTTGGTCGTAAATCGGCTTCTGGAAGCGCCAGTTTAGGGCTTGGTGAGTTGAGCATGATTGGTGTTCAGTTCGGACGAGATGGGTACTTAGAAAGCCTGGTTCACCTGTCGTAAAGGTTTACTTTGGAACTGTACATCTAACCGTGCCCGTGGTATATTTATATGGTAGGAGGGCAACATGGAAAAACGCCAAGCCATTGAAGCAGCAGCAAATCGTTTAGAGGAAATCCGCCAGACAATGGAAGCGCTTAGAGACGAAGCGATGTGGATTGTCAATGGGTGCTCAGATGTGATCAATAGGGATGCTGCATATCGTGGTTGGAATGCGAGCATAGAAATGGCGCTAAGCAATGAAACCCATTGGGTTGGTAAAGCCTCTACAACACTTGAGGAAACAATAGAACAACTAGAAGAGGCTGATGTAGCCGAGGAGTAGAAAAGTGGAGTTAGCGTTGAAGCGACAGTTTGTAGAGGTAAAGGGCTGGTTCAAAGATGAACCTTATGTCTTGCCAGTAGATCCTAAGACTATGCACTGGTCAATGGCACGATGTAGGGGCTGTTACTATGGCGAGTGCGACAATACTTATCATTTGGTTGGGCTTTCAATCGCCCAGGTCGTCAGGGGTATTGCTACCGCTGTAGAGCCGGTTTTCTTTGAGCTAAAGAACTACCCTGCCTCTGTGAAGATTTTGCCTTCAGCGCTCGCGCCATTACAGTCAGTTCCATGGGAGTATGCTGCCGGGGTTCTCAGTAGTGAAGACGGCAACAATGAGTTGTTAGACCGACACTGCTCCGCCATTGATCCACTTGTAGACACCATTACCGATCTGATAGTGAAGCTCGTCACAGACTACGACAAGGTTTGTGTCCATGATTTAGAAGGGCTGCATAAGAGACTTATGGAAGCATCACGCTTGTCTCGTGAGTTCTGCATGGTTGAGGAGGAAACGCTCAACTCTATTGAGTGGTTCAGGCATTACGACAACTGGCGAAACGTGTGGCACGATCTCGCATTTGAGGGTGGCTGGTCTTGGCCACCAGAAGGGGAAGAAGATGGGATCGTTGTTTAGCCAAGTCTTCTTTCTCAATGCTCTTGATTGGGGTGATGCATTCATTGCCCCAGTCAGGCTGCTTGGTCTATTTTGGCCAATCATTGTGGCTGCATACGTTGCTTCATTAGTCATTCTTCCAAAGGACTATGACAAGATATAGGCGGGTCGCACAAACTTGCTATTTGGCTAACTATGAGCTTTCGCTCTAACCAGCCCCGTGGTATATTATAAACAGTGGAGGTAGGAGGCCACTAAATAATGTTCCGTAAACTAAACAAAGAAGAAAAAGCAAAGTTCCGCCGTTGGGCGCGTGAAAACTACACGCCAGGAGATCAGATCTCACCAATGTGGCACCCGGTCATTCAGTCAGAATGCGCGGTGATGGTTGAAGAAGCGCACGAGACTTCATATTGCGCTGATTGCCCGAGATGTGGTGAGAAGAAACTGAATGCTGTTGAATGGCACGCAAACGCATTGTCCCGCAGAGATAACGATACAATGGTTTGTAGCGATTGCGGAACTGATGAGGCGATCCAAGACTTCCAGCGCGGCCTTTGTGCTGAGAACCAAACAGCACTGAAGACTGAGCTTCTTGCTTGGCATGAACCGCCTGCAACGATCATGAGGCTGATTAGCCATTTGCCTGATGATTACCCGACAACAAAGGTAGTCCTAAATGACTGCACGCGGGTCTACACCAAGTACCAGATGGTGAGGTACTTGGAAGAGTTCCCCAACAACCTCAAGAAAGAGGTGCTTCCTGGCTACTTGTATCGGTACTTGCGGCAAGAGTTGAATGATAGCGAGGAGGACGCCAAGGACCATGTTCATCGTGTGCTCGTAGACGGTGCTGCCGCTGACAAGATGAACGTATTTATTGAGTTGACTGAAACGCTTGAGAACTTTGAAAAAGAGGTGGATTAAAATGAGGTTTTTTCTAGTAGAGTTTACGTCCGCATTTGACGCGCCGACTAACTCCTGTGGGACTATATACTTTACGTCCTACGGGAGCGCGAGGCGCTACTGCAATGAGCTTATCCGCTCATCACTCCAATCTTGGAAAGAGCAGTACAACATTTCTAAGCTAAGCGACATCCGTTGGGTGGGAGAACACGTCAAGATTACCGCCGTAGATACAACGCCTGGGATTACAACCAAAGAGCTTGTTCTTCGCTGCGCGAACCACAGCTTTCAATACGACCCGGAGAAGCCATGGTTTAGTGATGCCTACTTGATTGAAACGTGGGAACCTCAGACCAAGTGGATCAAAGTCGGTGAGGTGCTTTGATGCCCAGTAGGAACCAAAGAGGTGTGAGCCTCGTATGTTTCGCCTACCAACTACCGAATGGTAACTGGGGGATAGGTTGGGGACATCGAGGTGACATCGAGCCTAAAGATAAGTTGCTCGGTGAGTTTGAAACTAAAAGACAAGCAGAACATGCAGTAAGGATTCATAACAAGGCCTTCGCTGTAATCAACTATGAGGGATAAGGTAATGAATGTAGAAAGTGTTGCTACGAAGCACGGAATCACTCCAGCACAAGTTCGCCAACTAAAGAAAGCAATGGAGATCACCTGGGATGTGATCGCTCACGATTGGTTCGGTGCGTGTGTCGGTGGTGGTGGAGAATATGAAAGCACTGAGGAGATGGTAGCTGAGGCTACCTTAGACGCGAACCGTATCGCCCAGTATTCCGGCGAGGATGTGGAATGGGTCTACAAGCAAGAGGACGGCACGCGCAGGAAGAACGTGATGGCATTAGGTCAAGATACCTGGAGGGCCTTGTAATGGGACAAGATGTATTCTGGGCGAGGGCTTCGCGTCCTGGCCAACAAGCATTGGTGGAAACAGGAGGCTCAGGGCCAGATGCCGAATGGCAAGGTGAGTGTGGCCCAGCCGTTTTGTATAAGGGGAACACGCACCCGAACTGGCTTCGTTTACCAGACAACCCCGAGTTGGGTGAAAACGCCAACAAAGAGGTCCGCGTTTATCTGTCTGTGGGTATGGGGTATTGCGCTAAAGCAGAACACGACTGTGTTTGGCATGTGACTTCTGTGGGGGTGACAGTGATCGAATGCACTACTTGTTCGGAATGGCAGGTTTGCAAGACCCCCGAATGGCTTACTTCAGTCTTAGACGAGCATAGAACAAATGCAGATTAGGGGTGCCATTGTGGATCGCATGAAGGCTAAAGCCACTTCATGGTTAGCCGATGTTGTTCACAAATGTTTACTCCAGGCTGCTGCTCAGGTTGCGGCTGTGAACAGTGGGGGGGGTACTGAACCGGGGGGGGTTACGATTACTAAAACAGAAACCGAAGGGGTTTTACAAATGGATAGACCGATATTTGAAGGCACAGTACTCGTACTGGCCGAATCAGCAGAGAATGGTGGAATGACAGAAAGGCAAGTGGTTGATGCCCTTGCTTCTGTTGTGGCTACTTATGTTTCTACAAGAGGGTTATCGCTTCCTGTGTTTTCAAGTACAGCGAAGCAATACCACGAGAAGGCGGAAACATTGCCTTCCGCATAGCGGGGGCACGACAAGCAACCATGAACAAGCGCATGTAGGAGGGCGTATGGAATGGAACGAATATGATTTTGGGTACGGAACTTCTGGAAGATTAGAGAAGCTGACTCTTTATGTGAGGCCATCGTGTGAAGACCCACAAGGGTATGGCGACTTAGACTTTGCAGTGTTGGTAGAGGATGAGCGGCTACCGGAAAAGTGTGTGTTCGTTGATCACACTGGGTTCATTGGCGAAATGCCGCCTGAGTTAGTCGATCAACATGATGACTGGATTAAGGCAGATGACTACTTTGGTGAAGGCATGTACTCATGCTTGGGCATTCTATATGAGTACTCTACAAAAGCACTAAGGGAAGGTCTTGGTGTGCAGGTGCTAAGAGCTAGAGAACACCAACTGTATTACGACAACCGGCGCACTATAATGCTGGAAGCTCAGCATCATGTGGACATGGCAAAGAAAGTTATTGCCGAGGCTTTGAGGTCTGGTATTCCACCAAAAACTTATGCTCGTGTTGTAGGTGGCTCATGTCATGGTGGGTTGAAGTGGATTGAAGAGATTGTTGCTGAGGTTTGGGAAGAAGATCAGCGCCAGGAAAAAAAGAGATCCAAAAAATGAGGGAATGCAAAAAATATCCTCATAGAACAAAGCAACGCGACCATAGAAAACGGACCAACAGACAGCGACCTTGGATAGCGACCTTGGATAGCGACCTTGGATAGCGACCTTGGATAGCGACCTTGGATAGCGACCTTGGATAGCGACCAGGCCGAGCAAGACCATAAGTGATGGCGACCATCAGTGTCTTCCGGCCGCAGCATGCGACACCAGTGGTCCCACTATATTGCGGGCGACACTTACCTCATAGTAACTGCTGGCGTATAATATAAACAGTTGGAATGCCCCAACTAATCACAGCAAGGGAAATCAAATGGGACTCCATTATTACGTCACTCATTCACATGATGGCATCAGCTATGTCTGGTTGCGGACAAGCGTTCGTGTAAGCACGCCTGGCGATATTTTAGTCGCGCAGTGCTTCAAGGAAGGGGACGCAAACCTGTTGCGAAAGCTGCTTCAGGATCACGCGGACACTGCCCATGAGCCACCGCAGTTTCTAAATGTTGAAAGTGCAGCACAAGGAGGTGCGTGATGAAAGACGAGGATTGCAGATACGACAGCAATAAACACTTCAGCATTCATAATGTCTGCCCATACTGCTCTAAATCTTGGGTGATGTTTAGGACTGCGAAGCTTAGCCCTGAAACCGACATCCCACGCGGGCCAAATGGAAGGACAAAGGTCCACTATCAACTTGAAAGCGCTGAACAAGCACTGGAAATCATAGAGAAGATCCACCCCAGCAAGAGACAGAACTTTGCTCTTGTTGTGTATGGTTCGGGTGATGACCCGGCAGTCGGTGATCAGGTGTGCCGTAATGAAGACGAAATGGAAGGCACGGTGATTGATTGGGTTGAGCACGACAACTATGAGATGGCCGAAGACGGTTCCATGGGTGTCACTACTGTAAGGTGGGCAGACGGGACTACGTCCTCACCTAAGTTTGGCGAATACACAGTGTTCTCGCAAGGAGGTGAGTGATGCTGAAATGTAGCAATCCTGAGTGCGAGTCACACGCGGGTGAAACGCCTATGTTTACCGTCAACGTCACAGTAGGTGATGAGTATGAGGTTGCAGAGCCAATCCGCAAGATTCCATACGAGTACTTCATCTGTGTCTACTGCAACAGTCAAGCCGAAGGAGGTGAGTGATGGCAGAGATGGTAGACACGCTGCGTGCGTATGTAGACAACGGTGTTCTCACACAGAAGACAGCCTGTGCGGTCTTGCTGAGTTTCCACATCATTGATGGGAGGCAGTGGCGGTCAGTAGACGAACTAATGATGGCGCTCCTTCCGCTGCTACCTGATGCACTCATCAGTGAAGATGTGGATGGTCAGATCGTGATCAATACAGGACTGAAAGAAGAAGGAACAACGGGCCTGTTAGGACCTATGGAGGTGGGTGATGAGTGATGAACTGCCCTACAATGGATCGAACGACTACTGGTTAGACATGGGGCCACCAGACCCTAACTGTGACTGTGAGTGTCCTTACTGCGGTAAGGAATACTGGACTGATGAGTTGGTACAGTTGGAGACCTTAGAACTGCCAGAAGGCTTTTTAGAAGACATTGAGGCCGTATGTGAGGACTGCGTTGGTGTCATCCGAAAGGCCGCAGAAAAGCTTGAAGACAACTTAGAGGTTCACCAAGAAGTCTTTGATGATGCGGAAGAGTTGTTCTACAAAGCAGGTGAGGAAGCTTACATGAAAAGGAAGGGGATCTTCCAAAAGCAACAAGAAGAGAGAGCGAAACAGTATGGCTTAGAACTGAGAGGGAAAAAATGAGCACCAAAAAAATAATCATTGGAACTTCGCACTTCCGCCACCGTGAAGATGCGATGGAATACTATTCACCTTACTTCCACCCAGACTTGAGTGGTCTTCCAGGGACGAGCGCGAAATGCGTACGCGATGAAGTGAAGTACCAGCTTAGGGTCTACGTTGATGAGAAGTTGAAGAACGGCGAGATCCATATCGGTGTGCCGGAAACGAAAGACAACCAAGTTGCGTTCTTGGTGAACGAGATGCCTGGTTGGCGATGGTACATTGAGGAGACAACGGAGAGCCTATCCATCACGGTAAGAGTGACGGGCACCGGAGAAGAGTTTGGTCTTACGCCAACCCACATCAACATAGACAGTGAGGTTGTCTACGCAGACGATACGAATGGGGACTTGTGGGTTTTCAACGGCACGAAGCTTGCCCCGGTAGAAGGCAACCGCATTGATTGGCGAGAGGGTGTTGATGCTTCTAGGGAGACAAGGCAATGACGATCACGATTACGACCGACAACAAAAGCCGAGCATTCATTCCATGGCAGGACGTGCCTAAAGAAGTCTACGACAAAGCAGTAGATGACTTTGGTGAAGAGGAAGCGCAGTGTGACTTCTCTTACATTCACTACAAGGGCATATGGATCCACTTGAGGGAGTTTGACCGGCGCATCATTGACTATGCCGGACCTATGGGTGGATGGGCAGGTGTCATGGGGAACGATGCTTGGTCAGGCTTACTTGTTCGGTTTGACCAGAGCGATCTGAGCGATGAGCGCTACCAGATAGGAACCTACACGGTCACAAAGGATTCGCCATAGGTCCTACTAAAAGCGCACGACATATTTCAATCCTGTTACCGCTGGCGTATAATATAAACATGAAAACGGTAACAACATCAACCCAGCAACAGGAGTTCAAAATGTCAACGATTACACCAACCACAGAAGAAGAAGAGATGCGAGCCATCTTTCCAGAGGCTTACTTGAAGCGCTGCGAATGCCGTGGAGGTTGCCCATGCGAACAATCGCCTGGACCGGCAGGAGTACAGATTTACCGAAAAAAGAAGTTCATGTGGGTCTGCACAAGATGCACGCTACCAGGCGACAAGAAGTTTGGAATCGTGGAAGAAAAGGCACAGCAGGAAGCATGCATGGAGTACGACCCGTTTTTCCTGTTGGAACTTATGCGGGCAGAACGCGAAGATCTGATCAGCCTGATTTCGGATCTCTACAAGGACAGGAATGGATTTAGACCCCGCCCGGACTGGAAGAGTATGACAACGGAAGAACTCCAAGAGTGGGCAGATTCCTTTGGAGGTGACGAATGAATCAAACAGCGACATACGCATGTCGCACTAAAAACGCTGGACAGGTTGCAATCCCGTAATCGCTGGCGTATAATGATCATAGATAGGATGCAGTGGGCATTCAATCAACCAAGCCAACCTAAAGTCTGTAGGAGGACACAATGGCAAGAGCACAAGCACAAGCAAAGAAGACAGCAGCCCCCAAAGCGAAAGCAACGAAGGCTGTGAAAGCACCCCGGCTAACGAAAGCCGACAACCAGGCAGCAGACGTATTCGTCAAGATGCTTCAGCAGTCGCAAAGCGTGACTGTGCCTAACAAGTTGGCGGACCGTGTTGCCGAACTTGCTGAGGCGGCGAAGGTTGAAAACCTGAACCGTGTAGATGGCGAAGACACAACGCGCTTTGTGCGTGAGATCAAACGTCGGGATGGACGCATGGCTCGCAGCAAGACGATCACCAAGTTTGGTTCTGCCATTGAAGCTGCCATCGCAGCAGGGCGCAAGAGCAAGCAGGGTATCGTTGCAGTTACCCACGATGACATCCTCAACGCGACGTTGGGTGAAACGTGGTTGAAGACCCAGCACGGTTGGAAGGACAACATGACCTGTGGCCGTGCGGCGATTGCGAACGGTTATCCTAACTATCGCTTGCAAACGAACAAGGATCCCTCCAAGCGTCGTGTGCTTCTTGCACCGGAAGGCGTAGAGATCCCCAACGATGCATAGAGCATACTAAACAACAGAACGCCCCTGGTCAGCAATGACTGGGGGCTTTCTTTTGAGTGGGGGGGATCGACCTTACACGACATAGGGGGGCATAGATTTCTTAGGTCAGGGGGGCCTTGGATTTGGAATAGGGGGGGTCATATCCCCGTAAGCATGAGCACGACCCGCTGTAGGTAGGGGTTCACCATTGGTCACCGGCCAGCGCACCTATGGGAAAGCGACCGCATGGAACTGATCAAGCAACCAACGACAACAATGCTCATGCATACGCAGATAAAGACATACATAGGTCTAAACACACAGTAGTAGACAAAGACCACCAAAGACACATGCACATGCGCTTAGTAGTGTCGCTACTCATAGACATACATCGATAAGCACACAACGCCTTCTGACATAGGGGTCACACATAGGTAGGGGTAGCCCTTATGCATGCAGGTAGGGAGCAACACAAAGGAGTCGATAGCTTGCGATCACTACGACAGGTTTACCTCACAAAACGAACGGATAATCCAAATAATGCAAATACCGAAAACGAACCCACACTATCAATGCGCAACAGAAGGACACTGCGCTTCGCATGCGCAACGATTAGAAAGGAATAATAGAAATAATGAAAATAGCGAAAATAGACCTAATAACGAAAGCTTAGATAAAGACCGTCCCAAATGATAACGACTTTCAATAGGGGTCTGGGTTGTAGGCAGTGAGGGAACGAGGCCGACCCAGTACGCAAAAAAGCACTAAGCAGAAGCCGACCGCTGTGGAAAAGGAAGTCAACAAGACGGCGACCGCTTGGTGTAGTAGGTACCGGGGGTCGCGTTCATAGTGGTCTTTAGTAGTGGACACCGACTGTGGAAAAGCAAGGACTGCGTAGCAGAACGCGACCGCAAATGCTGTTCACTACAAAGACTGCAGAATGTCCAAAAAATGAGGACTAAGGAATAAGGACCGCGACCCGCAGAAAAAGACTAAGGAATAAGACCCCAGAAAAAGACTGAGGAATAAGGACAGCGACCGCCGAAAGCGACCATAGAAGGCGACCTATGAGCGCGACCATAGAAAGCGACCCGTGAGGGCGACCTTAGAGGGCGACCCGGCGATAACGACCCCCTATAGGTACTACGCGAGGGGTAGTCGCTGTCTTGGGTCTACCCTTTGGGGGTCGGTGTCACTTCCCTGCTCGCAGTCTATCGGTTTTCCTTTTTGACCACTGATGGTCGTGTTCACACTTTATGGCCGCGACGGGTATCAATCTTGTTACCGCCGCCGTATTATAATTAAGCCAATGGGGCAAAACAACCACAAAACGAAAGGGAAATAGAAATGAAACGCCGATTCCAAAACCTCCAAGACTTGCCAGCCGAGTTTCACATCGGTGAGCCTCTTGTGGGTATCTACAGTGTTCGCGGTACCGTCAAGGACGGTAGCACTGTCTTTGTGCAGCTTGATCGCGTAATTAAAACGGCCACCGCAACGAAGCGGAAGCCTGCTGGAAGCATTGAGCTTTATGACTTGCTTGCGAATGTGAGCTTGGTGACTGAGGATAGTCTGCAGCAGATTCGCATTTTGCAAGATTGGTTGAGTCAGGCCGAGACGGGGAGGGCAGCATGATTCCCATCATCATTGTTCTTATTTTATTCTACGCTGGAGTCGAGGTTCTCTACTACAAAGGAGGTGAGTGATGAACTGGGAATACGAATACATTGAATACCTTGCAGCCGAACCGATCGAAGAGGAGGTTGAAGATCCCCGAGAGGCCATGTCGCCTGAAGAATACGAGGAGTACGAGAAGCAGGAGCACGAGGCGTTGAAGCAGGAGATCGAGGGCGAGTGGCTTGAACAACAGATAAACGAAGGAGGTGAGTGATGAATACCCAAGAACTGAAAACAGCGATGAAGAGCCGTGGTCACTTGCTAAGTGACACGGAGCGCCAGGTGGTCTGCCTGTATGTCTACCATGGGATGTCGTTCAATGACATCAGGGAGATCGTCCGGCCTGGTCCATTTGGAACCTACCTTGTCTACAAGAAGGCGGTTTCCAAGCTCACAAAGCGAGGGCACAGTCGCGATTGGAGCGTACAGACTTGGGAGATCCGCGATGCGCGTAGGAAGCACCTGCTGAAGTTGAGCGAAGCGGAGCTTAGAACAATGATGGACCCCTTCTTTATTGAGGGTGCCGAGGTCACTTGGCCTGTGTTGATTGAGCACGCTCTTGATATGAACATTGGTAGTCACTTTGATCTGCCTGGATGGCCGGAGGTCTAAAAAAGAAAAGGATTCAAGACCCCCCGGCTGACACTGCGGGGGTCACCTTTTGCGGCCTGATAAAGACAGCGACCAACTTTATCTGAATGAGGGCGACCTTTCTTATCTAAATGAAAGCGACCAACTTTATCTAAATGAAAGCGACCTTTCCTTGGCCGCAAGACAGCGACTTCACGCTGACAGCGACCTCAAACTATATGCTGGCGACTGTAGTGTCATTGCCGCTGCGGTGGTATTATATTGGTGGGCGCAAGGCCCGTAACCACAAAACCACAAAAGGGAGAATGACATGGGAACCGCAGCACACATAGCAATAAAGACAGGCGATGATGAATACAGGGTCATTTACTGCCACTACGACGGCTACCTGTCTCACACGGGCAAGTTGCTTACATGGTATTTTACGACTTTGACCAAGGTAACGGCATTGATCGACGGTGGTGATGTCAAGGCTATCAACATGGACCGCACGACGCTACCGTTGGTTGGTGGCAGCCCAGCAAAGACAATGAATAAGCAAGAGCTTCTTGCGTGTCGCCCAACTGCATGCCACAAGTACATATTTGACCCAGTGAATGCAGAATGGGAACATATGTGGCTGGAGTGTGACACTGTGAAGCAGGACGAAGACACGGCCCGCACGGTGGCCGCCTGGCGCACCAAGACAATCTGGGTCTTGTAGGCCGCATAGACCCTCCCCGTCATTGGGGGGGGTTATTTTTTGGGGGGAGGCATGACCCCGACCTTTGAATAGGGGGGGGTTAGATT